GACGGCATGTGGACACATAGACGCCATGCTGGAGAAGCACGAGGACGCAGAAGCCTTTAAGGCAGAGCACAAGGACTTCTTCGGCGGTTTCGCTTGGTCGTACTACACAGACTGGCGGAAGGCACGGGGCAAAAGCTGTGCTCATCTGCTGGATATGTATCAGCTCCTGGGTGTTGGCCTGACGGCCCACGACTTCGTCGGAGAGACCTTCTTTGCAGGTATTCCTGCAGTCAAGCCCAGTGAGATTGACGACGCCATCCAGAACGCCCAGGTGGGCGACGCGGACTGTGGCTGGAAGGTCGGCATAGACGGCAAGCTGCACAAGACGGACGCCTATGGTGACTTTCCAGAGTGGACAGATCCGAAGGACATCTACGCGGACGGCACCGGCGTGACCTTGTCAGAGCTGGACGCCTTCTGTGAGAAGGATATGGACATTGATGAAGATGGTCTTCCCTGCGTGACGTGTGAGCATGCCATGGGGGACGGAAGTGCCTGCGAGAATTGTGAGGTGATGAATGGCTAAACCACACGCTGGTCTAATGTTCAAGCGAACCTGTGCTGGAGGTAAGGTGTTCCTGATTGCCATCATGGAGGAAGAGGCCTGTAAGGGGTTGCTGGACGAACACCAGCATGTGGTGACAATGCAAAGAGACGTGGATGGAATCACGACTATGCATATCATGGAGAACCACCACATCGACCGAACGAAAGAGGCATATGGGATGGGCATTAGTGGAATAGCAACTTCGTGCTGGTGGAGGAACTGATGATTAAGCTAGTGAGATTTCAGACACGGATACATTGCCGAATCAACGGCCGGTCCAGAAAGCTGCTGTATCTTCGTGAACTGACTGGGTATAATCTTGGTCAGTGGGCAGAGGATGGATATGTGGCCATGCACAAGCTTCCGATGTCCCTTCACGTGGGAGCCAAATTCAACACGGGTGGAAACGAATACGAAATTGTGGGGGTGATGTGATGAAGATAGGCTGGGGTGCAATAAGTGAAAAGCTTCATAAGCTGCCGAGTGCGGCCATTCGTTATCGAATGCAGCAAATCGATAAGGCTCTGGAAGATGTCACCACGGCAAACCATGAAGATCTTCAGGCCGAACGCAATATGGCAGAGTCGATCCTTGCGAAGCGAAGTATGAACTTCAGCTGTGATTCTGCCGATCAGCTTTCGGAACTGAGGGACGTCTGGCGGACGCTAAAGGCCGCTGGCTACTGCTCTGGGCATATCGTCGAGGATCTGAAGCAGCTGATCCATGACTCCATGCGTCCGGCCACTGAGGAGCTTGACGGTGAGGAGATAGTCATCTTTCCGGCCCACGTGGCATCTGCGGCAGGAAGGCTGCTTGCCGACTCCGAACATCGAGGAAGTGAGACTGAGGTTAGATTCAATGGCATCATTAAAGAACAATCTGTATAAGATATGTCCAGAATGCCGAAGAGTGATTATTGATGGCTGGTGTATCCACTGCTTCCGGCCGAGGGACATCAAGGTGTTCCGAACTATCGAGGAGCTGGGACATAGAAAACGACTTGAGCAGAGATTTACATGGTCGGTAAACAGCTGGATCTTAGACCGACTGACGTGGAAGCCATTCTAGGAGTAGCACCGTGAAGAGAAGTAAAAGCATGAAGCCGTTTGTCGTTTGGAGACGAGAAGGACGACGCCTGCAGGACTACAGCCTTCAATGGGCGGTAAGCCCGGCGTTAGCAGCGTATAAGGCCGCTGGAGAAGATGTACGATCTCTTCAGGATGGCAAATCGTTCGTCACCACCTACGGATTCATCTTTGAGGTGTATGAGTGCAAGCACGAGCACATGCCGTACACCGGACGCATTCCATGTACTGGGATTCGACAGTGCCGCGTCTGTGGACTGACCGAAACAGAGATCATTGAAAGGAGAGAGCTTGAGAACTGTGAAGCTTAAGATGTTCGACGACATTATCGTTGGAGGTTTACGATGAAACTTGTGACAATCACACTGAAGATTGAGGACTCAAAACGTCCTGATCGTTCTCTAGCTATGGCGTTAGAGGATGCAGCCGCCTGGGTGGAACGTACTCCCTGGTTAGGTGTACCCGCCCATATCACGGACGAACAAGGTCTTCCATTTGGATACGTCCGCACCGAAGAGCCACTGAATTATGGCATAGCCTGTGACGGCAAAATCATCTTCCGATGTCAATGTGAGCATGACCGGAACAGAATCATGGACTGGCTGCGAGAGTACCACGATGATTGCGAGTTCACACCATGCTAAAGATCGTACTGCGTGATACATCGATGCGTGACAAGAAGCTGGTGGAGATCTTCCTTCTGCCAGTGAACAGTAACACCATTCCGCCAATGCCTATCGAATCTATCGTCATGCGGACGGAGGTGGCCGTGGCCATTCAAAACTGTGCGGACGCTGAGAAGATACTGGCATGGAAGCCGATGAAGGAAGCCCCGAAGGATGGTACTGTCATTGCTGTATGTGGATTTCGTGGGGACGACCTTACTGCGGGTGCCGTCTACTTTGATGATCTGGAGAAGACGTGGTGCGATTATGAAACAGTATGTCCTACACAGCTCGACATGCACTATTGGAAGGAGTTACCGTTCAAATGAATACTGATGAGATCTACAAAACTGGATTCGGCTGGATCTGTCCCTCCGGAGAAATGATCGGGTGTGACCTTTTCAATCACATCTCAGTGCTGTTCAAACTTCCTGGAGTTCCTGAGCTACAGGACATTAAGGATAAGATTGATGAGGCTTGGAATGTCTGCGATGAGCTTGATAGGTCGGGGGAACATCCGGAGTGGCATAGTTATGACTTTGCATGCGAAGATGCTAAGCACGAAATCTACGAACGGCTAATGGCGGCTGGATTCATCAGAGTAGGATCTGTGACTAGAGAAGGAATCATCGCCTTTGAAGGAACAAAGGCCGCACTAAACAGACAGACAACCTATATGAACAGAGTAGCCCGTGACATTCGAGCAAAGCATGGGAGACACTTCGTCATAGAGAGGAGAGAGTGGAATAAATGAGCTGCTGTAATTCAATGGAGTATCGAGAAGAGGATATCAACGGAGAGTGCCCCCAATGTGGCTCACCAACTATTGACGGAGAAGCCGCTGAAGGATGCGGAGATTCTCCTATGGCCTGCGATATTTGTGGATGGCGTCCCTGCGATGGCTCATGCTAAGAAGATAATCTTGACACGCGATATCGACATTCACGGCATGAACTTCGGGCTCACTAACGGTCGAGAGATGACCACCCTGCCGGAGGTCAATGGTCGCCGAGGCACCTGGGTCATGGGGGACGACGGATACGCCGTGAAGCTGTGGCCGTGGGAGTGGAAAGAAACTTCTTGACATCCCTTGGCCTTTCTGGTACAATTAGGGACGAGTGATGAAGAGAAAGTCGAAACCTTTTGGAGGAGCTTATCATGCGGTAGCCACGACCTCATTTGCTTATTAAAATACGTCGAGGGCTCCCAATTGGACTGATGACCGGTTGGGAGCCCACATAGTAAAGGAGAGATAGTCATGATGCACAAGTGCTACCCGATAAGTGAAGCACCGAAAGACGGACGCCAGATCATACTTGTCGGCGTCAATACTATTGGTGCTGTAACCAATATAGGACTCTATCGCTGGGTGGGGCCACAAGAAACCACATTCGACATCAACGCCCAGGGATGCGTATCGACAAATCTGTCTGGCTGGTGGCAGGACGACCACGGCAAAGGGCCTGACTGGACGCCTACGCACTACATGCTCGCTCAGTTCAATATCCTTGGTGACATGGAGGACAACGTATGCAAGAGCTACTGGACCCGTCGCCAGATCCAAGAGGCCGCAATCGGATACGAAAGCCTACGCAGGGTACTTGTTAAGGCCTGCTATCACTTCTACTTCCGGGGAGTCCGTCTCTACACCGATGAGCAGTATGATCGCTATATGCAGAAGCTACGCACCTACGAGGGTGGCGGTCTCGTCAACATTCATCCGATGTCTCCGTCTCAAAATCGACAGCCTAAGATGATTCCATCCTATCCGGCGTGGGCTCATAGAGCCAATTCATACTTCGACCCGGAGAGGTGGGAAAGCTTCATCGTGAACAGCAAGAAAGAACGTGTCTATCTAGGTTAAGCTGAGAGAATACTGGGAGAACAAGTGATGGACTGGAAACCGATTGACGATCTGGCCAAGACCGGCCAACTTGTGTTGCTGGGCTGCGAAGGCCGTGACATTGCCGTGGTTGGATACTGGAAGAGCGACGGGGAATACTTCGTCTGTGTGTCTGCTGATGGCCTTACCTTCAAAATAGCAACGAGACAGTGGGAACCTACGCACTACATCGAATGGCGTCCCCCGGTCCTCGCTTCGGAGGCACACATAGGATGATCGACGCCGTGACAAGGATCTGGGAGCCCAGTGTGGTCTATCGCCTGCTGGCCGGTCTCCGGATTGACGGTGACTGCTGGTCCTGGGCTCGCTGCCTTGACAAACACGGCTACGGGAAGATCTGGTACGACGGTCGGATTCACCGCGTGCATCGAGTGTCGTGGGCCTGCTTCGTTGGTGACATGCCGACCGGTCTCACGGTGGACCATACTTGCTACAATCGAGCCTGTTGCAATCCGGAGCACCTGGAGCTTGTGACATTCGCTGAGAATCTGAAGAGGAGACGATATGGACGGCAAACCGCTAACACTGTACCATGTAGCTACAGGTAAATTAGCTTGGAGGTATCGAAAAACCGACGCAATACTAAAGCCTGTACGCGGCTTCGACTCCATAACCGCCGCGATGGCTTGGGCTATCAAGGTTCAACGTAGGGTGATTTATTCGGTTCACGGATACAGCCCCAACAATTGTCACAAGCTTCCTGACCATCACAACAAGTTTGGGAACGCATGGTGGATTGACGAAGATGTGCCCGTATCAAATATCAAATGTGTTTGGTCTGGAGATGCCTAATGTGGTGGCTTAGAATGAAGGGTGGCGACGTGTTCACGCCGGGTCCGAGGAAGGAAGGAGCCGTGCTCGGCTACCAATCCAGAGATCGGGCGATTGTGGCCTTGAAGGTCTCCGGCATGATGGCCAAGCAGGGCCTCCTGTGGGACGATCTGGAGCTGGTCAACGAGCGGGGCCATACGATGTCGGAAATGACCGCGTGGCCGGTCACAGAGGGCTGCTACGCTCTCAGGCACCGCGAGGGATGGTACTGGATGAACTGCTACACGAAAAGAGTGTGGTACAAGACGCTCCAGGCCCTAGATCGAGCGTGGACGGGATGTGAAGCCGAGGCCCCCATCAGGGAGTCTCGGAAGCCCCGAACGGTTGCTAGATCTGGATTCATGGCCATTCGCGGACTGGCCAGTGGCGAAGTGGAGGAGCTTCCGAACTGGTTTATATAATCTGTAGCGGTTGTATCGATTACGAAAAGGCTACCAAACTGGTGGTCTTTTTCTATTTGTGCCGGTTGTATGGATTATGGCATTTCCGATTGTATCGATTGTAGTGATTATTTCAGTATCGATTGTGACGATTAGATATGGTTGTAACGATTATGACGATTGTATTTTGCCTAGCTGTGCAGTAGAGAAAATGTAAGTGCTTATGGTTGAAGGACTTACGTAGTGGACAGCTTTTTGAAAAAGTGGTTCTTAGTAATGACGACTAAGTGCTTATGGTTGAAGGACTTAACAAGAAGACAACTTTTACCACTTTGTTTTCACTTCGGAGGATTTTCAGGGCCCAGGAACACGCGAGGTTGTTGGTGGATCTGTAGTTTCTTACTGACTAAATAAATGTTGTATTTGTTGATAAGTTGTTAAGAGTATATAAATACTATACTTATGGAGTACAACCAAGAACCACTTTTGAAAGCTTTGGATCACAAAGTTGATCTACCCCTGGCAGATAGCGACCGACTGGGCTCAAATACCCGGCGACACGTGCTCTGCGTGCTCCTCTGGGCCTCAGAGCTTCAAGGGCGGATTGAAGGTGGGTTGAGGGTGGGTTGGAGCCTGCAGAGGGTGGGTTGGCTTCTGGACGCGGCCTTAGAGGGCGGGTTGGCACCTGCGAAGGGTGGGTTGAGGGTGGGTTGGCCTTGTCAAAGGGTGGGTTGGCTTCTGCAGAGGGTGGGTTGGTGTTTGATGTCTATCTAACACAGTCACACGTCCGATAACCTGCCCGCAGTCACACGTCCGATAACCTGCCCGCAGTCACACGTCCGATAACATGCACGCAGCCAACGTCCGATAACAAGTGACCTCCGTGGTCCCATAACATTAGACATTATCGGACCATATTGGTTCCATAGTCCGATAACATTATTTTGGTGCATCTTCTCCAGTGTATCCTATTATATGGAAAACGTCAATAGAATTTTTCTGTCTATGTTTGTTTTCTTGCTCATATTGTGTATACTGTAAGTAGAGAAACGAAACCACATTAGAAAGGGAAAACCGATGTTCAACGCAAGAATGATAACAAAGATGGCAATCGTTGGAATGGGGTTTCTATTCCTTATATGGCTTGCGGTTTCCTGTGGACGTTGGGCCAACGAAACAAGTAAAGCCTGTGAAAAGTCATACGCGGACACTATCCGCGTTCTGCAGAACAACTAGGGGGCCCACCGATGAAACGACTAATTTGCCTATTTCTATATCATCGGCCAGGGTTAAGGACTACTAGATTTGGCCTATCAAGATACTACTGTGGCCGATGTGGTGAAAGACTCACAAAACGCCAATACCATAAGGCTTTGCGGATTCAATGGGAAAACTTTATGAGCGGGGGCCTTAAGTAATGGCAAAGAAGAAACAGAAAATTCGCTTGCGTCTTAGATGCAAGCTTGACGAAATCGACTATTCGGCGTTAACGTGGTATCAAGACTCCAAAGCACTTATTCAAAGTCTATGGGGCCCATACTGGGAAACGTTCGTCGATATCCTGGCAAGCACTTCGCCAAGAATATCGGTAAAGAAGAATTGGAGAATGTCCGTAGAGATTATGCAAGCTTACTTGAATCGTGACGCCAAGCCAGAGAAATTGGCCGATGTGCTTGGCTCGCTAATGCCAGCACATTTGGACAACGTGCTCCGATCTTTTCAACGCAAGCCGATACATGGCCCTAAGGTTTCTCGATTTGCTGCAAATCTCAAGGGCAATTTGGACGTTGTAACAATTGACGTTTGGATTTGTAGAGCGTACGGCATAAAGCACAAGGCCTTGACGCCAAGCATATACGCCAGACTTGAACGCAAGATTCGCCAAGACGCCAGACGATGCAACGCAACGCCAGCTGGATATCAAGCCGTCATATGGTACGCCATTAGACGGAAAAATGGATTACGTGATAGATCGTTCTTGCAAGTCTATCGCGAAATCAAATGCGAAACGCCAGTATTCCCAGAATGGAGAGACTGAGCCATGAAACACAAACGTCCGATAATAACAGTAGAGACGGTCAAGGCGAATGCTCCGATGGTTGAATGGTTTATGGGACGTGTTCACGTTGGGACGTCAAATCGTCAAGTGTGCCGAATGTTCTTTGATAGGATGAAACCACATAGCTACACAAGGCTTGCACGTAAAGCCATGTATCGGCTTGCCCTACACTATCACAAACGTAATTTCATTGAATATGCAGCCGTAATGTCTGGAAAAATCTGATTTTCCGTTTGCATCTTTCCAAGTGTGCATTATACTATAAGTATGGGAACAATGATATTCAACAACATATCGGCAAGGCAAATGGGGTTTCTAGTGTTAGCAACTTTGATTTGCCTAATGTGAGAAAGGGTGTAACAATGGACGATTACAGAACAGATTTCGACGCCAAGAACGCAAGCCAGACTGGAACAACAATGGGCGAATTCATGAAAGACAATTGCCCGGATTCTGAGTCCTACCGTGGATACACGTTGGACGATGGCATTATGTGTGTCGTCTGGAATTCGGCCGACGAATTCATGGGCAAATTCGACAACAAGACGCAAGCCAAGAGCGTTATCGATTCGTGGCTTGACGCCTAGACAAATCCCTTTCTATCGTGTGCCTTGTGGCGTCCATCGTATGGACGCCATAGGCCACTTGATAGCAAGAAACCAAACCACAGTAGAAAGGGCAACCCATGAAGAGTAGACTATTTCTCAGTGTTCCGACAATGAACACATTGCCAATGGAAATCGCCAGACGTTCGGCCGTTATTCTGTCAAGCTATCGGCTTGTCACGAATGTAACCCCGATGTGGTCAAGCGTTCACGTGAAACGCGGAAACATGAACAGAGTAGAGCCAGGATGTCGAATTGACATCTTATCGGACGTAGACCCGAAAGTGGTGCTTGTGATTTGGGAACGTTTACGGGAAGTGCTTGGCGTCCATTGCGTTTGGCTTGACTACAAACAGACTCCGGCCGGAGCGAATGGGCCCGACTATCTCTACAGTGGTTGTATATGTGAATGGCCCAAATACCGCCAACATCCAGACCAGATCGGACACGATCACGCTCTAACGTGTAGCGAATACGGCGACACGCCAGAAGATTTCGTCGATGTCGAAAGCCTGATATCCGCAAGCGTGCAAGTAGATGGACAAGGCCACCTATACATTCATGATAAGCCTGTTGACATCGAACAAGATCAATTCAACCACGTGAAAGAAGCAAATCCGCCAGCCTAATCCACTGGCTTAGCACTTCCTTTCTCACATCGGCCCGCGTTGGACTAACCCACCAACGCGGGCCGAACGTTTGGCCATCAGAATTTATTATCGGACGTCCAGGTGGTGCGTGATTTATTATCGGACCAGCCAGCTGGCACGTCCTATAACCAACGTCCGATAAGACAGGTTATGTTGTGCCCTTGTTATCGGACCTACCACGTCCGATAATATCGACGTCCCATAACACACGTCCTATAATATCGAACGTCCTATAACCATCGACCGAGGCCACTCATTGTGGTCCGATAATATCATCGCTCATTGCATTAGATCGAGGATTTATGGTCCGATAATAACGGGTATAGGGGCCTTTCCCCCCATGAATTATCGGACGCCCCTTCCTGGCACCCGTCACCACTGCGTGAGGTTTTGAGTTTCAAAATTTCAAAAAAATCAACCAACCCCAAAAGTCCTATAATGGATATTCTCTATCCACAATTATTTTATAAAATAGCCATTGACCCTCGAACATGAATGTGGTAGAATTAGGGAATGAATGAGAGATATATGGGTAAGTGCCTGTAGAGATAGTAGAAACCATAGTCAGGAGAATGCAGATGTTTGTGAAGATTCAAGACGACCACCGGAATGACAAGCAGATTATGGAGCTGGAGAGAGCGGTCTGGAAGAACCACGAGGCCGGAGACGATTTCGTTGTTCTCCAATGCTATCCGCTACTGGATGATGAGTTCCACGGCATTCAGGTCAGGCTGTACCACGGGGATCGAGTCTTCTTCATGGATAACGATGGTCAGACCATCGACAGCAAGCGAGTCCTGGTGCCGGGCGTATGTCCGGTGTGTGGTGGTAGAAAAACCGTCGGTCAAACAACCTGCACCAGATGCAGCGGAACAGGTAAAGGAGCGTAAAGTGCCTAACGCGAAAGATGTGTTCAGAGAAGAGCTACTGAGCATCCAATCCGTCTTCAAGAGAACATGGGTCGAATGTATCTTCGACGATCTATGTCCTGCCTATTTCTGGACCATCCCAGCGAGCAGCACTGGAAAGCATCCTGAAGCATGTACTAGGCCTGGAGGTCTGGTCCTTCATACAAAACTGGCCGTCCGATTTGCCACCTCTCTTTCTGAGGGGTGGCATGAGGACGATGCTGAGTCCAGAGATGAGATTATCTGTGCCGTCTTGCTCCACGACATGTTCAAGCGGGGCAGTGTGTCAGATGAGGCTCAATCATTTCCGGACCATCTCACTGCCAGACGAGGCCACGGCCGTTATTGTGCCGACACGGTCAACAGATATCTTCAAGAGAACCCTAACGTGAGGGATTTGATTTCGCAGTCCTCCCATATTAGCATTCTCAACGCAGTGAAACTCCACATGGGAAAGTGGACACACGAGATTACTCATCAGGAATCGATCTACCTGAGCTGCAGTAAGGTGGCACAGTTTACCCACTTGGCTGACTACGTTGCCAGCAGACATCTCGACAAGTGGCTTTACGACCTTGGGATTGAAAGCTTCAAACTATGTCAATAACAAAGAGAGTGGTAGGATACCTGGGGGCCGACAACAACGCCATGACCGTAGTACTGGACTGGTACGAAAAGGATCAAGAATAGTGGACTGCACCTTCCGCACCAAACAACTGACTGAGGTGATCCTGCATCCGACCCACATCCGTGGATTGTGCTGCAGGCCCTATCCGAATCACCCAAAGGGATGCCCCAACTACGGCAAGCGGGCCACATGTCCTCCGGACGCTCCGCTATGGCACGAGTTCTTCGACACAACGTCGCCCTCCTGGGCTTTATGGGCAGAGTTCAATTTTGGTGCCCACGTCAGAAGAATGCAGACACTACATCCACTTTGGAGCAAACGGCAGTTGGAGTGTTGTCTTTACTGGCAAGGCTCAGTTAGGAAGTTCCTGCGACAACACTGTGATGCATGGATGGAAGAGCACCGAAAAGATCACACTCGCCTGAACCTAGTAATGACCGAATGTCCCGAGGCGATGGGGATGGATGTCACTGCTACGATGCTAAACGTAGGCGTCAAGCTGGAGTGGCCACCGAAGAACATCGTCAGAAAGATATACTTTGTAGGAGTTAAGAGATGAACCCACGCAGACATCCTGTAGACAGGCAGAAACTGGCAAGGAAGAGAAACCAGAAGAAGAAAGAGCTTAACGTGGTTGAGCCGAATATGCTGGCCCAAGAGAACGCGATCCGCAAGAAGTATTGGTCGAATTGGCCGAAGATGATCCTGGAGCTGCTCAAGCGAGTCCAAGGCGTGAATCAGCGTTGGTCCGGCGTCATGATGTTCTTGATGTCACGCAGTGTTCGCCTCATCTACCAATTCGAGGGTGACAAGTTCAAGGTCATCCTGGCACCGCCTGACGGAGAGCCGGAAGTGATCGAGATCGCCGCAGAAGACGTGATCCAGAACATGGGACACATAGAGGTAGCCCTGGTGGATATCGTCCTGAAGTCGAAGACCTATGCCGCCGCTCAGAACTAGAGACAAGCTGCTCAACGATCTTGCAGAGGCTCTGGACGACGATGTCACAGAGCCCTTCAAGATCGTGGTGGGGTGGAGGCTCATGCCTGAGCTGATGTCACTGTCATCAACAATGACAACATGTGACGCGGTATTCGGGATTCCAATAGCAGTTGATGCTGCGTTGAAGCCCCACGAATATGCAATCTATAGGAGACCAAGAGAATGATTCTGAGAATCTATTATCAGGATGGATCAAAACTCGTAAAATATGTAGAGGACGTTCGCATCAGTGCTGCGATGGATGATGGGAGTCGGGCCATTACGGTATCAACAGGCTACGGAGAGGAGATTGACTGTGTGCCGCCAGCGGCCCCAGGAAGTGACATCCATGTCTTGAGCGATGACGGAACGGAAGAAATCTCCCACCAAATTGTATATCATCCGGAATGAATATAAACGACCTATATCCGTGGCTCAGGTTTCCGTATAAGAAGGTGCCTGTAAACATCTGTCCGGCATGCGGCCGAAACTATGAAGCCGATGGCGGGCTCAAGGTAAGCCTGACAGAGGGACATAGTCCGATCTGCCGGGAGGCCATGAGGAAGAAATGTCAAGATTCGACTTCCTGACTCCTGAGTTCATCTCCAAGCACTGCAGGCCGTGCGGTCTAAACGTCAATATGGACGTGTTCCCGTGGAAGTATATGGGAATGACAGACCAGGAGTTCATGGATGAGACACTGCACTATGCCCACGGCCCGGAGATCCCGAAGAATCACCAACGAGCCCTCCTGGGCGTAGTGCGGGCAAGTGAAGAGATCATTCTGGAGCGGAAGGAATTCATTGATAACAGAGAGAAGGCCCTTAGACCAGTACAGGTGAAGGTGGGCCAACAGTTGGAGCTATTCTGATGAGAATATCAGCAATCAAGACAGACCCAGGATTCAGTGAGATGGCCGCAATCAGCAAAGGACTCAAGATCTTCGTTGATGACGAGCACATTCCAACGGCTCACACGGCGGATACGGACCTCGGAAAGGTCTGGATGTATCAGAAGAACGACCGGGGACGCATAAAGACCGTCGAATTGACGGGAAATGTCAGAATCGAGGGTTTAGAGTAGAATTTTCTTGACTTCTGCGTCGATATGTCCTATAATCTACGCAGAATGACGAAATTACCAGTAAAAATCGACGTTGATAAGAAGCTTCCGGCCCTTCCGGACATCACAGAGGCCCAAATTAAGCTGTATTTGGGGCACTTGGAGACGTCAGGGAGAAAGAGACACTCTGCCATGATGGCTGGAGTGGACCCTGGCCGGATGTCTTATTTGATGCGTACAGATGATGAGCTGAAAGAGCGTGAATTGGCCGCGATGCGTGGATATGCTGAGCTGATTGATGCTGCAGTTCATGATCGTGCTATCAACGGGGTGCCCAAGGGGATCTACTTCAAGGGTAAGCTTGTTGCCACTGAGCGACAGTACAGTGACACACTGCTGTTGGCTTTGGCTAAGGCCAATAACCCCAAATATCGTGAACATGTATCCGTTGATGCGAACGTCAAAGCTGGCGTTCTTGTAGTCCAAACGTCCTTGGACCCTGATGAGTGGGAGAAACAGTATGCTGGAGCTAGAGTTGACACATCAAGGATTGACAGTGTATGTGTGCAGCAAGGTGAAGCCGAATGTCAAGATGATGGTTGAGTGTCGCTTCGACAAGGATGTGGCCCTGGTGGGAGTCGCGGCCGCCGCTGAAACATTGAATGAGCGATACGGAGACAACATCTCTCCGGAAGTTTGTATGGAGGCCGTAAAGAAGTGGCTGGTGAGTCCGCCCGACACGAAATGCAAAAATTGTGGATACAGATTCTCTGGAACTAAAAAGTGCTCCATGAAGCTCTGTGAAACACTAGATTGCGAAACATGCGAGAACTTCAAGTACTCCATCTTGATTGAAGATAAGTAATGGCAGAGCAGGTTGTCTGGAAACTCGATGAGGATGGTATGCTCCGTGCATACATCAATGGCACTCCAGCCATTTGGTTTCCACAGCCTGGAAGTCAGGAAGCGTTTCTACGATGTCCGATCTATGAGGCGTTGCTTGCCGGAAACCGTGGTGGAGGTAAGACAGACGTCCTCTTGATGGACTTTCTACGTCACGTAGGTATTGGATTCGGCGAAGAGTGGAAGGGAATCCTATTCAGAAGAACGTTTCCAGAGCTTGATGATGTCATCAATAAATCTCTGAAGTGGATCAAGAAGATATGGCCACAGGCAGAGTACAACAAGCAGGCCAAAACATGGACATGGCCCACTGGTGAGACTCTCAAGTTTCGACACATACAGCGGCCCCAGGAGTATTGGAGCTATCACGGTCACTCGTTTTCGTGGATGGCGTTTGAAGAATTGACCACATGGCCTGACAGTGAATGCTATACGCCCCTTCACTCTTTGTGCCGATCAACGCACCCACAGGTCGCGAAGCTTTGCCGCATTAGGGCGACCACGAACCCCTACGGCCCTGGGCATAACTGGGTCAAGAGAAGATTCCGACTTCCGATGGCGGGCAATATGCTAATCGGTGAAGTTATTCGTGACGCAACGAACAAGGCAGGTGACATCGAGCCTCCGCGAGTAGCCATTAGAAGCTCGCTTTCTGAGAACAAGATCTTGTTGATGTCACAACCAGACTACGTGCAGAAGCTTCGAGCCGCTGCACGTAATGAGGCCGAGCTGCGTGCATGGGTCTACGGAGACTGGGACATCACCTCTGGTGGCATGTTCGATGATCTGTGGAATGAGAGAATTCATGTGATTCAGAACATTCCATACATCCTACTACGCAAGAGTGGATGGTTCTTGAATCGGTCCTACGACCACGGGCAGTCCAAGCCGTTCGCGGTCTGTTGGTGGGCCGAAAGTAGTGGTGAGCCTATTGAGCTGTATGGACGAAAGATTGGCACTGTCAAAGGAGACCTGTTCTTGTTTGATGAGTACTACGGAAGTCACGGAGATGAGAACGAAGGTCTCAACATGACTTCCAGAGAGATCGCTCGTCAGATTCGGATTAGAGAAAAGGAAATGGGCCTTCGTGGTCGCATCAAGAGGGGACCGGCAGATAGTCAGATCTTTGCTTTGGTGGACGGGGCCAAGACTGTGGCCGGTGACATGAAGAAAGAAGGAATCTATTGGGACGCTGTAGACAAGTCCAAAGGATCTCGTAAGCACGGCTGGCAACAGATTCGTGAGAGGCTAAAGGGTGCTATACCTGAAGATGGAATGCGAGAGAATCCTGGGATATTTGTTTGTGAGAGATGTGCTGATTCTAGGCGAACAGTTCCGTGCTTGCCTAGAGATGATAAAGACTTAGACGACGTTAATGCCAAGGTCGAAGATCATGCAGGTGACGCTTGGAGATATCGTTTGAGATGGACCCGACGTTCAATCATACAGAGGACATGGTGATATGGCGAAGAAAAAGCAAAAGGCTGATGTCTCTACTCCTAGCATGGCCTACAACGCAATGGCCCCCAAGTGGTTGAAGATGAGTACGGTTCTTGGTGGAACTGATCCTATGCGTGAGGCAAGGGAGCGTATGGCACCAAGGCATGAGCATGAGTCTCCGAAGCACTATGAGGAGCGGATAAGGGGAAATGTCCTATTTAACATGACCGATCTAACTCTCCGCAGTTGGGTAGGACGTCCGTTTGCATCGAAGGTGCAGTTTACCGAGGACTTTTCTCCTCACTTGGTTCCCATGATGGACGATGTCGATCTCAACGGCAACAATATCGATGTGTTCGCAAGACGTTGGTTCCGCGATGGTGTGGCTAAAGCGTTTAGTCACGTCCTGGTAGAGTTCCCAAGAATTGATGATCCGTACACCATACGAACGCTGGCTGACGACGACGCTCTTGGCATTCGTCCCTATCTGGTCCACATCATGCCCGAGCAGGTAATCTTTGCGTTGGCGTCACGTCGTGATGGTAAAGAGATCCTGACCCATGTGCGTATCAAGGAAGACGTTGTTGAGCTGGATGGGTGGGAAGAAGTTGTCTCAGAGCAAATAAGAGTCCTTGAGCTTGACTACATCAACATGGGGACCGAAGAAGATCCTGACTTCGTTCAGAAAGTCAGGGTGGATATTTGGCGTCAAGATGAGAGTGAAGAGTGGTACATCAATGAGACTTGGGCGATGGACATCGACTTCATTCCGATGGTGACATTCTATGCGGACAGAACTGGATTCATGACAGGAAGATCTCCGCTTGATGATCTTGTTGATCTGAACATACGTCACTGGCAGTCAATGTCGGACCAGATCTCGATCTTGACGGTGTCGCGGTTTCCGATGCTTGCATGTTCTGGTGGTGATGATGAGGAAGGTCACTTGGTCATTGGACCAAAAGAGTGGCTATATACTCCGGACCCCACTGCAAGGTTTTACTACGTGGAGCATAAGGGAGCCGCCATAAAGGCCGGTCGTGAAGATCTTGCCGATCTTGAAAAGAGGATGCAGTCTTACGGAGCGGAGTTCACAAAAGAAAGACCAGACCGCGAATCTGCTTCGGCAAGAAATCTCGACACAACTGAGGCGACATCTCCGCTTCAAGACTGTGTTTTCAGATTCAATGATGCGATGAATTTTGCATTCTGGATGATGTCAGCCTGGATGAAGTCAAATCACACAGGTAAAGGAACAATTCCCACAGAGTTCACGTCGCCGGAAGCTGCAGAACTTCAAACACTCTACACTTCTTGGGAACGTGGTGCAATCACAACCGAAGAGTACTTGTATGAGCTTCAACGTAGAGGCTTGTTGTCAGAAGACTTTGTGGTCGGGGATCGACCACGCCATGTAATCCGTACCTCTAGTGAAAGGACAGAAGATGAGAATACCGAAGAAAATCAAGTCACTGAGTGAAGTGGACACTAATCTGCAGGTCTTCTATGTGGAGGACGCAGACAGCGGCGAGTTTACACTCCGTGACGACCAAATCACCGCCACGGCGATCTCTGTGCTCTCTGGGCAACAGGCCGTCATTGAGCGACTGAGAAACGAGAACAAGTCTGCTAAGGATAGTGCCGTAGATTTGTCCGCATTGTCAGAGTTCGGCAGTGATCCGGCCACAATCGCTGAGTCCGTGAAGGCCAAGATTGAAGAACTAACCAGCAAGGCGTCTCATGGCCAACAGGAGGTTGCTGCTCGTATCGATACAATCAAGAAGCAGCATGCAGAGGCCTTGGCTGCGGCTAACTCGAACCATGAGACAGAACTTGGTAAGGCAAGGTCTGAGCTTCACTCCTACATGATGGATACCAGTGTCATGGCCGCAGCTACAACGTGGCCCGGTCTGTCACCGAAGTTGGTAGCTCCATTCGTCCGTCAGCAGATGCAGGTCCAAGAGATCGACGGTAAGCCGCAGGTGGTTGTTGTGGATGCCAATGGTCAGCCCCGCTACTCCAAAACCACGGAGCGGGCTGGCGAGCTGATGCGTCCTGATGAGCTGTTGATGGAAATGTCTGGCCAGGATGAGTATCGTCAGCTGTTTCCGTCCAAGCAGGCCTCACAGGGTGGTGGTGCCCATACCAGACAGACCCCCTTGGCTCCTCGAAAGGGAGATACCAAAAACATGACTCCCGCCGATAAGATTTCGGCAGGTATCGCTGCCGGTCTGGCAGGAAAACCGGGACGCAGAGACTAAAAGAAAAATCGGACCTGGAAGTAAGATTTTTTCTTGACTTCCAGGTCCGATAAATGTTATAATACCCACAATGGAAGCACCGGCAAGGGCGACCCTTGGCCATGACCGCGATGGTCTTCGATGTGCTTGAAGAAATTGCGAACTAACATGCTGAGGAGTCAATAGCAATGGCAAGTGTTACCCTAGTTGAATCCGCTAAGCTTGCAGAGAATGAGCTTATCGCCGGTCTGATTGAGTCGATTATCACGGTCAACCACATGTACGACCTCATGCCTTTTACTGGCATCGACGGCAACGCACTGGCCTACAACCGAGAGAACGCTCTTGGTGACGTCCAGAGTGCCGGTGTTGGTGATACCATCACGGCGAAGTCCGCCGCGACCTTCACCCAGGTGACTAGCACCCTGGTTAAGATCATCGGTGACGCCGAGGTGGATGGCATGATTGAGGCGACTCGTTCGTCCATGAATAGCCAGACGGGCGTCCAGATCGCGTCGAAGGCCAAGAATGCTGGTCGTAACTTCCAGAATCAGGTCATCAACGGCACTGGTGCTGCGAATCAGTTCAATGGTCTGATTAACCTGTGTGCTACCAGCCAGAAGGCGACGACCGGTGCCAACGGCTCGGCTCTGAGCTTTGAGATCATGGATGAGACCTTGGACCTTGTTACGGCCAAGGACGGCGACGTTGACTACATGTTGATGCACGCCAGGACTATCCGTTCGTACAAGTCGTTGCTGCGTGCCCTTGGTGGCGTCACCATGCTGGAAGTGTTCACGCTGCCCAGCGGCCGGAATGTCCCCAGTTACTCGGGCGTTCCCATTCTTCGGAATGACTACATCCCGATCACCCAGACGAAGGGGTCCGGAACCGCGTTGACCACGATCTTCGCTGGGGTCTTCGATGACGGCGATGGTAAGACCGGTCTGATGGGCCTGACCGCCCAGAATGCCTACGGTCTGCATGTTGTCGATGTGGGCGAGAAGGAAGACGCCGATGAGCACATCTGGCGTATCAAGTGGTATTGCGGCTTGGCACTGTTCAGCCAGCTCGGCCTCGCCTGTGCGGACGGCATCACGAACTAAGAACCGGTCATTGGGAGGGACAACATTGTCCCTCCCATGCTTTCTGTCTGGAGATTCCGATGCTCTACAACATCTCTCTAGCTGCTGCTGCCCAGTCGCTGGTCTTTGACGGCGTCACTACGGTCATTGTCGAGGCCGTGGACTCTACCGCCGCCCTGGCCCTGGTAAAGGCTGCTCGAACTAATGACAACGATACAGTGTGGGACAACGCTACAATCACGGCGATCCCTCAGAATCTGAGCGGCATTACGTTCTCCGTCGAAACAGGGGGCGGGGTAAGCGTAGAGTACACAGCCGTAAGCGGTGACACCTGGGAAGAGGTTGCTGAAGCGTTGACTGCCTTGTTGGTGGCCGAAGGGCTGACCGCTACGTGGACGGTAGATGCTGTCAACGAGATCTCAGGCACCCTGATTGTCGGTCTTGGTAATGATGAGATAGCCGTTGACGCCGTATCCGCAATCGCCGATGGTGGTCATGGGTATGAGGTTGGCGATGTGCTGACGGTTTCCGGTGGCACCTCCACCACGGCGGCTACAGTCACCGTAGCGACCGTCGATACAGATGGAGCCGTCACTGGAGTCACCATCACCGAGGCAGGAACCTACACGGCGACTCCGGCGAATGACGCCGACACTACGGGCGGCGGGGGCACCGGCTGCCAGCTAACGCTCACCTGGGCATATAAGCTGACCGCTGCTGTGAGTGATACTCAGGGCACTGGGTATCAGGTTGATGATGTCCTGACTCTGTCCGGTGGTACTGCTACCACAGCATCCACTGTCACGGTCGCTACTGTTGGCGGTTCGGGTGAAGTTTTGACCGTCACTGTCACTGAGCCAGGAGAGTATTCGGCAACCCCGAGTAACCCCGTATCCACCACCGGTGGGAATGGCACAGGCTGCACTATCACGGCGACCTGGGGCGAATTTGTGACGGCGGTGAGTGCAGTGGCAGATGGTGGGACAAGTTACGAAGTTGACGATGTACTGACGGTAGTTGGGGGTACATCCACCACGCCCGCAACGCTCACCGTGTCAGAAGTCACTGATGGAGCCATCACGGCCGTCACGGTGTCTGAGGCTGGGGCGTACTCCGTCGTCCCTACGAATCCCGTATCGGTCACTGGTGGATCTGGATCTGAGGCCACATTTACGCTGGCCTGGGATGCATACGACAATATCGGCGATGAGACGTTGACAGTTGCAGTTGCTGATGCTGCCGAGAATGATCTGACTTCTGAGTTCATTGACGAAGTCACTTCAGAAGGTTCGGCCACTGACAATCTTTCGTTCGACATCTTGTCAACGGGGACAAGCAACAGGATCATCGGCCAGTTCAAGAACTAATAACCACGAAATAGAGGAGACCCAAATGGGACTATATCACGTACAATTGCCCGCGACTGCGAAGACCTTTCTTGAAGAAGGTAAAGACACGTTTATCGTTGTGGCCCATACCGCAGCCGAAGCCCTGAAGGTGGCTAAGGCCTCTGTGGCCCTGCCCAGCGACGCTGCTTGGGCCGCTGCCACGGCTACGGCTATGGCCGATGCTGCCGACCTGGAAGGCTGGCGGGCCAAGATCACTATCGTTGATGACGAAGGTGCTGCTGTGGAGACCGTGACTGTCACCGGTGCCGAAAGTGCTACCGCCGACACTATCGGTGCTCTGCTTGTGACCGCCCTGAATGCGACGGACTCCATCGCGGGTGCCGCGTACGATACGGGCACCAATGTCCTGACCATTGCTGAGACTTCGGACGGCATCGGTGATAGCACTGTCACTTGTGAGTTTCTGCCGCCGACGACCTGGAGCGACCCCACCATCAATTTCAGCGAGTTCTTTACTACGCTGGTCCATGAAGGTGCGGCCGGTGCTGCGTTGAGTGTTACGCTTGTCCAGGTTGCCACCCCTCAACTGTTGTACAAGCTCGGTAGTGGTCACTAAGAACTGAGATCAAGGGCCCAGGACGTCCCTGGGCCCAATTACTTATTCTTGGAGACTGTTAAATGAATACCAAAATCCGCATGACCCTGACTGGCCCTATGGAGGGGAAGACAATCAAGTTGAATGGCTATCAGTTTGTAGGTGGCCACTGTGAGTTCATCGGCTCCCCCACTGAGATCACTGGCATCACCACATATTTCGAGAGATGCTATCAAGTGGAAGTATCGATCCCGAAGGTGCAAGAGGCACCGAAAGTGAAAGAGCCTGAAGCGAAAGAGCCTAACGAACGACAGATGAAGATCATCGAGGCCTGCAATGGAATCGATAAAGAGGAGTGGGTGGATAAACACGCTACTGCTCATCCGAAAATCAAAGACATCGCGGAGTTGATGGAAGACCCCACGGTGACAAAGGACGAGGTTGTTGAGGTTGTGAGAACATGGCTTTCGTAGTTCAAGATCCAGATAATCCAGCATCAGACGCTACGGCGTATATCTCGGTCGCGTTCTTTAAGGACTATCACGACACGAGAGGAAATGCCTATACCGCCACGGATACGGAAATCCAACAGGCGATAGTCAGGGCAACGGATTACATGGACTCCAGATGGACGTTCGCGGGCTCTCGGGAGGATTCGGATCAATCCACCGAGTGTCCGCGATCTGGGGTCTACGACCCCAACACTGGATGGGAACTTGATGGCTATCCAACTGAACTGGAAGAGGCCTGTGCTGAGTATACCTTGCCTGCTTTGAGTGGGTCGTTGTATCCTGCGTCCAATGTGGATGGATCTGGCCGACAGGTCAAGAGAACCAGACGAAAAGCCGACGTGATTGAAAGAGAAACGGAGTATGTAAGCCCATCGAAGACTCCGTGGAAAGCGTATCCAGCTGCCGATGGGAAGATGAAAAAGACTAAGCTTCTGGAGTCTCCAAGACGCACACTTGGGAGAGCGTGATATGGCACTTCCTGAAGAGTGGCAATGGGTTGAGGAGTTGATCCAGGAGGAGGGCAGGACGCTCAACCTCTACCATCCTGGGTCTGCGGCAGTAGCTGGCAAAGCATGGCGAGGTAAGGTTGATGGTACTCCTGTAAACATGTACGGAGTCTTCGTCAGATACAAGGAACGGCAGATCGATGGGGATCATGTTCGGATAGGGGATCAAAAGGTTCTAGTAATTCCTAGTGATACACTAGATATTACGTCCGGATTCAAGGTTGTGGACTCTCTGGATACATCATCCTGGAATGTGGTTGGTGTTGATAAAATCACGTCAGGGTCCGATATTTTGCTTTACATTTTGCAAGTGAGAAAGTAAAATATAGGAATGATATCTTCAAGAGCTGACGCTAGAGATTGGATGCTTGCTTTGGTTGAAACCGTGGCGACAGCTCAGTCCATAACCAACATGTTCTTTGACGATAACGAGAATCAGAGGCCAGACGACACATCAGTCGATTGGATTCGTGCGACGGTCAGGCATAGAGTAGGAGATCGATCCTCTCTTGCCCGCAAGGACGGCGGAAGTAAGCACCGCCAGACTGGCTTTTTGAATATTGAAATCTTCACCACTTACGGTGATGGGCTAGTGAAGAGCGATACGCTCTCGAATGCATTTGCAACAGCATTGAGAGCGTCAACGGATAGTGACATTTGGTTTAGGCGGATATCTGAAATAGAAGTAGGCCAAGACGGTGGCTGGTACAAATCAGATGTTCTTGCCGAATTCGAGTATGAACTTATTGTAGATTAGGAGATTTGCCGTGGCAGCTGTGAATAAGATGAATTCAAATGTGGTGGCTACCGCATATGCTGAAGAGGCCAGCATTGGGACACTGCCGGGCTCTCCCGTCTGGCGTCCCTTGGACGTGAATACCTTTTCGGATTTCGGTGGCACCATCACCCAAGTGACTCGTACCACGTTCCGGACTGACCGACAAAAGCGTAAGGGGACAATCGTTGACCTGGACGCTGCTGGGACCATGAATCATGACTTGGTTCAGAAGGGCCTTCAGGATCTGATGCAGGGTTTCTTCTTCGCCGACCTTCGCACGAAGGTTGAGTTTGGTGGGTCCAGCGAAATCACGAATGTTGATGGGACCGGCAATGATTACGAAGCTGCATCCGGCTTGGATGTATTTGAGGCTGGGGATTTAGTTCACGCAGCCAATTTCACGAACGCAAGCAATAATGGTTTGAAGCTTGTCACGGCAGCTGCTTCTGGATCACTCACAGTCAATGAGACTGTGGTTGATGAGACTCCTCCGGCGACGGCCACGCTTGTTCAGGTAGGTTATCAATTCTCCTCTGGAGATCTCGAAGTTGATTCGTCCGGGGATCTTCCTGTTTTGACTACAACCACCAAAGACCTTACCGATTTTGGACTCGTCCCTGGCGAATTCATCTACATTGGTGGTGACTCTGCAGCGACGCAGTTCGACACCAGCGGCATGGGACGATGCCGAGTTCGATCCATCGCGGCAAATCAGATTGTCATAGACAAGTCAGAGGAAGATCTAGCTACTGACGCCGGTGCAGGTAAGACCATTCAGATCTTCTTCCCGAGAGTGCTGAAGAATGAGACAGGAGCCGTTACCAGCATTGTTCGCAGAACATACAACATTGAACGAAAGCTGGGGGCCCCCGACAATTCGCAGCCGACTCAGATTCAGGCTGAGTACCTTGTTGGAGCAGTTCCGAGTGAACTGACGGTGAATACTCCTACCTCGGATAAAGTCATGATTGACCTTGCATTCATGGCAACGGACCACGAAACAAGAACCGGTGCCGTGGGTATCAAGAGCGGTACCAGAGTCTCAGCTGTGGAGGAGAAGGCGTTTAACACATCAAGCAACGTGCCAAGAATCAACATGGCCGTGGTGAGTGATACTGATTCCAATCCTACGCCCTTGTTCGCATTCGCTGAAGAGCTGAACATAACCATCAACAACAATATCAGCATGGATAAGGCCATTGGAACATTGGGAGCATTTGACGCCACACACGGTGACTTCCAGGTCACTGGTGATGTCACTGTGTTCTTCGTTGATGTTGCTTCAATTGCTGCGGTTAGAGCAAACAGCGATGTCACTATGGATATCCACTTCACGAAGGAAAACAGTGGCGTATCCTTCGACATCCCTCTACTCTCCCTTGGTGATGGAACACTTGATGTGACAAAGGACGAATCAATCAAGCTGCCATTGTCCCATGAAGCGTCGATTGGATCGCTCGCCATCGATGGCATGGACCATACGCTCATGATGATGTTCTGGGATTATCTGCCGGACGCCGCCGCCTAACCAAAACTAACCAACAGGCCCAGGACGTCCCTGGGCCCTACTTTGATTTGGAGATTAACAATGAGTAATCCGCTGCGTAAGATGTATGAGACCAGTGATACGGTCGAGAAGGAAGGAATTATCATAGAGTATGCCCCAGGCGTCGAGCTTCGGGTGGCTAGGGCCGGTGGTTCCAACAAGAGATTCACAAAGGAAATGGCTCGGCTGTGCAAGCCATACCGAAGGGCTATCCAAACTGAGACCATCAATGAGGAAATCCTCACTATGATCTTTCAGAAGGCCTATGCTCGAACAGTCATTCTTGGGTGGAAGGGCTTCACCAAAGACATCATCACCAAGAACGATGATGATGCCGATATTGAGCTTCCATTCAATGAAGAGAACTGTATGGCCGTATTGGCTGCCCAACAGAATCTTTTCCAAGACATCGTCAAGACGGCGGACAATATCTCTCTGTTCCGTGCCGAGATCAACGAAGTCGATTCGGGAAACTGATTGACTGCCTGACCTATTACCTGGATCTAGGTCAGGTAGAGAAGAGACTGATCCGGGAGTGCTTCTTGCGGAAGAAACCGCTCCCTGAACGTATCCAAAACGCTCCAGACCTGTTACACGGTCTGGAGCTATACTTTGAGGCGTTCTTGGAGCTTAACACTTGTAGGCCAATGGGGTGGGGCCCGGCCCCCATACCTTCTTTCTACATAGATGAATTCTGTAGAAAGCATGAACTAGATGAGGAAGAGTCGGAGGATATGCAATATCATATCCGGCTGATGGATCAAGCATTTTTGAAACACGTGGCCAGGAAAAAGAAAGATTAAGCTTGTAAAGTCCTATAATATGTGATATAATCACACCATGGCCAAGAGCTTTCTGAGCAGAATGAACGCAGTCAGTGATACCATGATGGCAAACACAAGTAAAGTCATCAGGGAGGCCGCAATCGCTGCAGCATCTGAGGCCATCATGAGGACGCCGGTCAAGACTGGCAATGCCATGGTCAATTGGAAGGCGTCATTTGGATCTCCGAAAAGAAAGCACACCGATCCTCCAGCCACAGATAGTGTGGACACAAATAGGCAGGTGGCCAGTGCAGAGGCGTTGACCAACGCTGCGAACGCTATTAAGGGCTGGAAGATAGGCAGAGGAAACATCTATATCGCTAATCCAGTGAGCTATATCTTTGATCTGGATAGAGGGTCATCTATGCAGGCAAGGGCTGGGATGACCAACTTTGCGATTGCTGCAGCTAAAGCGGTGCTTAGGGAAGGACGGTTGCTCCGTGGCTGATAACAAAGAGCTACTTCTAATTGAGATTCGCGAGGATGGTGCTCGCGTAGTCAAGCGTCGCATCCAGGATATCGGTACGGCTGGAGACCAAACCACAAACCAAATGAGCCGACTAAAGACGGTGCTTGGTGGTTTGATATCTGCGAAGGTGCTGAAGGATACAATTCTTCTTGCAGATTCGTATGCCACAATGCTTAACCGGCTCCGCGTTGTCACCGAAGGAAATTATGAGCTGCATGCCGCTATGGATGCAGTGTACAAGATGAGTCGTGACACTAGATCGTCGATGGAGGCCAACATCGACATGTACTCCCGAGTCGCAATCAACACAAAGCAAATGGGCATGGAAATGGATGACGTTGTTAGGTTCTCTACTCAATTGAACCACGCCATCATCCTGTCCGGTGTAACTGCTCGCGAAGCTCAGTGGGGTATGGTTCAGTTCTCTCAGGCGTTGGCGTCGAACGCTCTACGTGGTGACGAACTTCGAGCTGTCATGGAACAGCTTCCCATCGTTGTTGATGTCATCAAGGATCACTTTGGAGTGTCACGAGGTGAGCTTAGAGAGCTTGGGTTCCAAGGTAGGCTTACATCAAAGGAATTGATTAAGGCGTTCAATGAAGCAGAGAAAAGCCTTGCAGACAGATTTGCCAAGACTATCCCAACGGTCAATCAGGCAATGACTGTTCTTCGGTCATCTATCATAAGATTTGTTGGAGAACTGGATCAGACGTATCAGATCACACCAAGAATTGCACAGGCTCTTCTGTGGGCGGCAGATAATATGGATCTTCTGGGGAGGGTGGCAGCAGTAGCTGGTGCCGTTCTGGGAACGGTGCTCCTCAGAAATCTAATTCAAGTGATTGCACAGATGAAGCTATTCAGTACAGTACTTCTTCGGGCTCATCCCCTTGCTGCTCTATTCTTGACTGCTGCAGCGGCCATAGCTGTATACTCGGATAAGATCAAAATCGCCAATGACTCTTCTGCCACTCTGGCGGACCTAATGACAGTTCTTGGGGAAAACGCCAAGACACTGTACGCGGCATTGAGGGATTCGATATCTGGAATTATGGATGCCGGAGATCTTAATACTGAATACGAAGTGACATTGTCGCTGATTCTTCAGGATGTCGCTTCGTTCATTGACAAGTTCATTGGATTCTTTGTGGGTGCTGGTCAGGTTGTTGTTGCGGTAATCCAAAACATTCCCGACAGAGCACGGGAAGCATGGAATCTCATGATCGACGGCTTCGAGTGGGTGAAGGATTCTATCGTTGCTGTGTTCGATGCAATTGGAAGAGCGTTCTCTGTGCAAATGCAGTTCATCAAGGCTGGCCTCATCGCACTATCGGCCGCTGTGAAGCAGGCGATGGCTGGGAATCTAACAGAGGCAAGACGGTTTTCAGATCAGGCAGCTTTGTCATTCAAGAATGCAGCTCGTGATGGTTTCGGAAACTTCGGGGACCATATGAGAAACGCTATCGAAGATGCCACAGCAGAAAACTCAATGAGTAGATTCAAGTTCAAGGTTGAGAAGAGTGGAGAGACGTTAGGCGAAGCGTTCATGCGTGGGTTCAATATGTCTACGCTCGTTCGATCAGGGGTGGATGACCTTCTAGGAAGAGCTGACAAGCTGGCTGAGTCCAGAAATACAGGTGGACCTGTTGGTGGAAATGAAGGTAGATGGTCTCCGACTCCGGTGCAGAGTCAGTTGATTAAAGAGATGACAGGTGATGCTGGACGTCTTATTGGTGAAGTGCAGGCTCTCAATGATCTGTGGACTGAGATGTCACAGCGTCCAGAGGATAAGCGTATAATTGACTTCGATCAGTACACGTTGAAGATGCGTGAGCTGAAGTATGAGATGCTTGAAACGTCCACAGTTGCAGTAGACGGAATCGAGCGTGGATTCCTAAAGGCAGGGATGACCATTAGTGACTTCGCTTCTACGGCTGAAGATGTTGTGGTGAATGCCTTTGATAATATGACTTCAGCATTGGCCAACTTTGTGGCTACAGGTAAGATGGACTGGAAGAGCTTTGTATCCTCTCTAATTGCGGATCTTAGTAGATTGCTTGCTCAGATGATGTTGATGAAGGCTTTCCAGGCTCTAGGTAACGCCATAGGTGGCCCTCTTGGAAAAGCGTTTGGAACGCTAGGAAGTCAGATGGGTGGAAAGGCACTAGGGGGTCACGTGACTCCGGCCATGCCGGTCGTGGTAGGAGAGCGAGGGCCTGAGGTCTTTCAGCCAGCATCGCCCGGCACAATCATCCCCAACAACCAGATCTCTGGGCCTCAGAGCGGCAGCGGAGAAGCAAATCAGCAGAACATCAATGTCATTGTTGTTGACAGCATGGAGAAGGCCTACGCGGCAATGAGAAGCTCAGAAGGCCAGAACATCATCGTCAACACTATGGAAACGAAAAAATCTAACGCGAGGTAAATATGGCTTGGTTCAAGGGAACAGCTACGGACTATCAGGACATGCTGGATCAGCTCAGCAATTTGGTTCAGGATGACCATATATCTGCTGTTACAGTGTATGACGGAGGAACCGACTATGCCCTCGGTGATACAATAACGTTGGCAAGTGGCACCAAATATCACGAGCCCGAGCTTGAAGTGATCTCAATTAGTTCTGGTGACATTGTGACTGTGGCTGCGGTTAACGCTGGCGGATCTGGTTATTCGGTTGGAGACAAGATCTATCCTGATTCAGGTACGTACAGTGTCACACCGGAGCTAGAGGTGACATCGGAATCCAGCGGAGTCGTCACTGGGCTTCAGGTCAATAACCCAGGGATCTGTTCGGCAACACCCAGTAATCCTGTGGCTACGACTACCGATGGATCTGGCACGAGCCTGACGGTCGATCTGACCTTTAGCTCAGAGACCGGCATCATTACTGGGGTGCATATCTCAGATTCAGGTGTGTATACGTCGCAGGCCAGTAATCCAGTCAGCCAGAATACCTCCAGCGGCTCTGGCACCGGGGCGAAGTTCACGGTGACATACACTGATACGGCGTGGGAGGTATTGGTGGATTATGAAGAGCAGGAGGCAACAGCTGCTGTGATCTCTGCGGCTGGAACTGGATACACAGAGAATGACATAGTGACAGTTGTGGGTGGGACATACACAGATCCTTGCACGGTTAGAATTGATACGGTAAGTGCTGGTGTACCTACGGCCGTCACTATTATCACCGCAGGTGAATACAGCACCACCCCTAGTAATGCAGCTGCTACATCCGGTGGAACTGGATCTGGTCTGACGCTCACTATGGCGTGGGATGACGACACTTACGAAACCAAGTACTTGATGATCCACAATACTACATCCGACCAGTACTTGGGGTGGCGTGGTTTTAAGGTGACATCTCCTGACGACGCTTACCTGTACGAGCTGTGCGGGTTCACGGGGTTCAATTCTCTTTCTACGCCGTGGGATGAGCAGCCTGGAAGTTCCAGTCCGAAAGCGTGCTATGTTCCACTATCGGGAGGCACTGTCCCCGCATCCATCAGCTACTGGATATCGGTGCAGGATACAAGAATCGTAGGTGCCTTCAAGGTTGGTTCAGTATATCCGAACATGTATCTTGGAGAGTTAGATGCCTATCTAACTGATAGTGAATACGCCTACTCACAGCTGTTGGTTGGTAATCTCGTAAGTGGATATCCTTATGATTACTCTGGTGTTGATTACGCTGGAATGGATCATCCAGGAGCATCAAGCTCAAACGTCGGGCCGGGACATTTGCGTTCTCCCGATGGGAGCTGGAAGATTATCCAGAACTGGTATCTAAGCAGCGGTATTCCTACAACATTCAATCTTGCGGGTAAGATCCAACCAGGAGCAGGATGTGACTACTCAGCACAGGCTGCTCCAAACAATTGGTATGGAAATGATAATCAGACGTGGGCGTCAATATTCACAGATGATGTCACGATATCCTCCAATCAAGACGCCCTAAAGGGGCCGAATGGGGAATTCACGTTGATTCCGTGTACGGTCATAAACTACTATGATAGTAAGATGTATGGAAACATGCGTGGAGTATTTAAGTTCAATCCGGCAGGGATCGTGACATCTGAGAGCAGAATCATCATTGGGACCACAAGGTACAGAGCCTTCTCTAACTGCAACAAGACAAACAGAAACTACTTCTTCGCGATAAAGGAAGAGTAATATGGCATATCAGACATCTACGGCCACAGACCAAACTGATCTAATGAGCGATCTTCAAACGTTCGTCGCTGCCAATGGATTCACCGTAGATAATTACGATGCAGTGAATCACTTCCTGTCCATTAGCCGACCGGCCGATGATGTCTATGTGACATTCTATTGGGATACCACCGACCACATCGCCATGTATCAGGCGTTGGGGTATGCTGGTGGGTCCGCCCAAACTCCGTGGCTTCAGGCAGACGACTCAGGGAATGGAAATTCGGTTCTGGCCAATATCTACTCTGGTCGAAACGTTAACAACATAGGGGCAGGACCATTCACGGCGTACCACTTCTTCGCCTACACCAATCCCTACGCCATTCATATCGTCCTCGAATTCTCTCCTGGGCTTTACCGGCACTTCGGGTTTGGGCAGATCACGAAGCATGGGACGTGGACCGGAGGAGCATGGTGTGGCGGACACCACTGGAATCCTCAAGACAACTTTGGTCAGTATGACGCACCAAACGGCGTTCCCCACAGCATTCTAACTGATGGAGGATACTATCCAACAGGTGGAACGTATAACTATGGCATTGATGCGGGGGCCACGCTTCATTGTGAAGGTCTTCCAAGTCAGCCAAGTGGAGGGAAGTGGGGACATTGCTGTAATGCAAGCTCCTCCGACGCATTGCTTGGTACAGATAGAGGTGGAACTGACCGTGTTCGTATTTCATGTAACATTAGAAATGGTATTGCGGTTAGACAATTTGGATGGATGGTTCCGGATCTTCAGAATGGATTCATTCCGATCATTCCCAACCACTTCTTCTACATAGATGGTGATGCAGGGAGTGGAAGCCAGAACTGGTATTATCTCGGAAAGATGGAGAATGTCGGGATGATTCATTTGGACGGCATTGATCCAGATGAAGAGATTGCTGTTGGCGGTGAAACTTGGATGGCGTTTCCTGGAGTAAGGAAGGCTCGAATCCTCAACAATAACCAAGAGTCCTGGAACATGGGAATCATTTACAATAAGGTGACATAATGAGCTTTTCAGACTACATGGAGCATCATCTTCTAGATACAATGTTCACTGACTTTACGGTGTATGTGGCCTATGGTACAGCGGCGACCGAGTCCTCTTTCACGGAGCCAACAGGTAATGGGTACGCCAGAGAGGCGTTTGGTTCGTATACCCTTACGTCTCTTCCAGGAGATAGTCAGAATGTCACGAACGATGCAGACATCACATTCGACATAGCAACTGGAAACCAGGGGACCATCACACACTTCGCGTTGTATGATGCGTTGACGTCTGGAAATCTGTTGATGGTGATTTCCTTAGCAGATCTGAGCCTATCATCCATCGCTGTCACAACAGGTGTGAATATAGAGATTCCTGCTGGTGATCTTACTGTGGAAATTGACTAATGTCCTTAGTTCTTAGCGGATCAAATTACGCATATAGAACCACACCAGTAAACGCCTATCCAAAGACGATACTGGTGTGGTTTAAGACATCTGATGTTTCACAAAGCAGCAGCAATGCCATCATGGTCTCTGACGACGATGGCAGTAATAAGCAGAACCAATGTCAGCTGCGTGGAGATCAGAGTCCTAATTATCCAATCGCGGTTGCCTCATACAATTCAGGTTGGGCATACACCTTCTGTGCGTCACCATATCCTCAGAACAGCACTTGGCATTGTGCTGTTGTGGTGTTTACAAGTGATAACAATAGAGAGGTGTACCTAGACGGTGCATCTTACGCTCAGACCACAACGTCACAGGCAGCTGGATCTACAACACATGTGAGCCTTGGATGCAGATATGGAAGTAGCTCTCCTGGAGTTTACTACACGGGTCAGCTTGCTCACTTTGCGATGTGGGACATTGCTCTATCCGGGGCAGAGATCGCATCATTGGCAGCTGGAACCAATCCACAGGATATTCAGTATGCCAATCTTCAAGCTCACCACATTCTTGGAACAGATGGGACTGATGAGATGGGTGGGGCAACCCTCACTGAGGTAAGTAGTCCATCCTACACAGGTGATGACCCCCCGGTAGATCCTCCAGGAGGCGGTTCGACGGAGTATGTGGCGGTTACATTCACGGGAACTGGCAGTATGATCGTCGCCCCCAATGTCACCTACAGACCTGTAATCACATTCTCTGGTGAAGGAGTTATGACTATAGCTCCAGACTCCAGTTCGATCTACAACGTTGGGACATTGATGGATGATCCTGATACAGCTGATGGTACTGGATGGGATGCGGGCATAGCCATAGGAGGAATCTCAGTAGGATCGGCCCCAAGACCACAAGAGATGGCCGAGATCCCTGGGCTTGGGTCAGATGAGCATATCGATCAAACCGCAATGGATCAAAACGAACATACTGGTGGTGAGTTCGATGCCATTGATGCCCAATGGTTTGAGCACGCTCACCTTATACCCAGAACGGTTCAGGCTCTCGGCAACATCATCAGTGCGACGACGATAAACTGTGAGCTGTACAACGCAGATAGGAATGATGCGATAACGGTATCCAGTATTACGTCAGATCTAGCAACAGGTGTCACTGTGACAGGCGTCCCTGCAACTCCGTTTAATATCGATTCTCAGAGCGGACTTCAATTCATTGTAAACGTCGGTCTCTCTGGTGGATTCGGAATTGATTCGACCTACACTCTTACGCTGTCAACTGGAGAAGAGTACACCATCACAATCACAGGTACTAGGATTGTGCTTCTTCCGATTCGACCGGAGTCTCCGCTCAGGGAGCACATACAGTTTGATACGAAGATCATCGAAAAGATCAATGGGACGGAGCAAAGAACATCAGGAAGACAGTACCCTAGAGGGATGTTCGAGATGAGCATCTCGGAAGACCGCAGACGGATGGAGCTGTTCCTGTATGATAGGCAATCAAAGATCGTTGCTGTCCCGGCATGGCATGAGCCGTCATTCTTGACCTCAGCGGCGGTTGCTGGTACGACAACAACAATCAATGTAAATACAACAAGCTACGCCAACTTCTACGTAGGTGGATACGTTGTTGTCCTAACGGATAAGTATACGTATGACACAAGAGAAATTGTGTCGATGACCTCTACCACCATCGAACTTGATTCTGCGGTGACTAACTCACACGCTATTGGCACGCAAGTGATGCCTCTCATGGCTGCATACGTAGAGCCAACCACTCCATCAGTGAAATCACTGAATAACGATCAGCAAGTGAAGCTTAGGGTATACACCCTAGCCACGGAGAATGACATTGCAGACACAGGTGCATGGAATACGTTTGGCGGAAAGGTCTTGCTGGACGGACCTAATGTAGTTGATGGATCTCTGGAGGAAGTGTTCGAGACTAGAGTGTACACCAGAGACAATACGACGGGCGTGTTTTCACAGTATGATCTATGGGGTCACTCAAAAAGAAACAGTGTTAAGGGCTTCGTCACCAAGAGCCGCCAAGAGCTTTGGGAGCTTAGACAACTTCTTCACAGCCTGAAGGGTAGGTGGGTGACATTTTACATTCCCACATTCTCGAAGGATCTACTTCCAAACCAAGATCTATCCATAGGAAGTACGGCGTTGATTATGGACAATGTTGGATATGCACTTAACGCATATCAACGAGAATCTAAGAAGTATATTCGAGTTCATCTCGTAGACGGCACAGTCCTTGATCGAGAGATTACCGCCAGCGTAGAGAACAGTACCGCCGAGGAGCAGATTACAGTTGATGCTGCATGGCCATACGATATCGCCGTGGATGATATCAACAGAATCGAGTTTTTATCCGAAGTTAGGCTTGACACAGATGACATTGTTTTGATACACTATAATGCACTTGGACAATCAAAGTGCATGGTGGCAGTTAAAGAGGTAATCACGTAATGGCCTTTTCGGACATAGAGGCTTCGGCAGCTGGTGGAAGTAAGGTAGAGCTTTATACCCTCACGGTGGGTAGCGAGGCGTTCTTCGTCCATAACTCTGTCGAGGCAGCGATCTCATATGGCGGATATGATTATGAGCCTCTTGAGATCAAGCGAGGATCGATCACATCCAAAGCTTCAGAGGAAGTTAGGGTAACACTTCCGTCCGATCATGACTTTCCTGTGATGTTTTTGAACATGAGCCCAAGTAGCCTATGCTACTTGGCAATTCATGCATATCACAGATCTCTCCCGAGTGACGTTCAGATGGTCTTCACTGGAGAGATCAGGAATGTGATGTTTACGAATGACATGTCAAGTGCTGACCTGATGGTCATCCCATCAGCAAGTGCCTACAGTAAGTCAATCACCGATAGGACTTTTCAGAACACCTGCAACCATGTATTATTCAGCACCGGCTGCACGATCCTGAAGTCGTCCTATAAATTCACAGGCAACGTGTCGGCTGTGTCTGGACGTACCATCACCGTCCCTGGGCTTTCTGCATCGAAAGGCACAGGATGGGCTACAGGAGGATACGTCGCTTTGGGCGTTGAGGATCATAGGTTAATTATCGATCAAACAGGAGATGTCCTGACTTTGTCCCTTCCATTCTATTCTACGGTATTGGCTGAGTCTGTGGATGTCTTTGCTGGATGTGATAGGACAATTGAGACATGCTTATCAAAGTTCTCTAATACAGATAACTTTGACGGATGTCCATACTTGGCTGGGAATCCTTTCGAGGGACTATAATGTTTTGGTTTGCCCTACTTTTCGTTGGTGCCCAGATAGCAATGCAGTTTCTTGCTGCAAAGGTGAAGATCCCCTCTGCAAAGCTTGAGGATATTGATTTCCCAACAGCGACACACGGACGCATCATCCCTAAGCAGTGGGGCAAAAGTAGAATAGAGGGGCCCAATGTCATTTGGTATGGTGACTTCAGCAAAAAGGCCATCACCAAATCGTCCGGCATCTTTGGAGGATCACAGACTGTCGGATATAAGTACTACGTTGGAATGCAGATGGCAATCTGTGAGGGCCCGGTGACACTATCCAAGATCTGGATCGGTGATAAGCTGGTGTGGGAGGGCAGCCTATCTACAGAGACTCGTTTCTGGATCAAGGGAGGTGGTGTCAAGGGGTACGTGACATTTTACCCAGGAAACTCGACTCAGAATGTCTCTACCTATCTGTCTACGCCTCAGAGGGATCGAAGAAAGCTAGTATCACTGCTTCCACTAAGTATTGGTTGGACCTATAAAGATACGTTTCAAGATCCATGTCCAGCATATCGAGGCACTGCTCATGTGGTATTTGAGCAAGGCTATATCGGGAAGAGTCCGTCAGTGAAGCCTTGGTCATTCGAGGTGCAACGCATTCCTACCGATCTTGCCTGCACTTATCCAATAGTAAATTCGGACGACGCCAATCCCATGGAGGTGGGATACGAGGTGCTCACGAATACACGGTGGGGCTATGCTTCTGATGGTGACATATCAGTAAATAAGGCTGAGTTTCGATCTGTAGCTGATACTCTCTACAGTGAAGGGAATGGATTTTCCTACACTGCATCAAGTGAGATGACTGGCGATGAGCTTCTGGCAATGATTGAGAAGCAAATTGCGGGTTCGTTCTGGCAAGATCCATATACGGGCCAGTGGAGATGTACGCTTGTCCGAGAAGATTATTCCATCGGTTCTTTGAGAAGTCTCGATGCGTCCAACATTAAACAAGTGATGGATTTTCAGAGATCAACATGGCACGGCACACCAAACAGTGTTCGAGTTAAGTTCAGGGACCGGTCTCTGACGGACGCCTATGATTGGAACTATCAGCCCGCCCAAGATCAGGCCAATATCCTTATCCAGGGACAGATAGTTCCCCTAACCATTAAGCTTGATGGTGTTAAGGATAAGGCCCTGGCCAGCTCCATAGCTTGGAGAGAGCTTAGGGCAGCATCGTATCCTCTAAGCAAGGGCCGATTCGTTGTGGATCGATCTCTGCATGATACGCATAAGGGGGAAGTTCTGCTGTTCAACTTCTCTCATGGAAAAGTAGTTATCACAGATCTACCAATGCGTGTCACAGAGGTGGATTTCGGCACTTATGATTCGCAGACCATAACCATCTCAGTTGTTCAAGATGTATTCAATTGGACCGATAGTTCGTTCGGGGTGACATCCAAAACAGGGACGTTCATTGAAACAGACCTTATCCCATTCGATGAGGATGAGCAGTTAGCAATAGAAGCACCATACGCCATTAGCCGTAGAGATGAGCTTGCCACGGAAGGCCGAGTTCTAACCTCTGGGCAGTCCACGAAGCAGGGAGAATCTGGATACTACATTCAACAGCGTAATGGGTCTCCTCCGGCTGGGACGTATTATGACGCGGGTCAGTCATCAGACTTTGTTATCATGGCCAACCTTGATTCGGCCATTGCTCAAGACGACACAACCATCGACATCATCATGGTCGATCCAAACAACGCCGGGATGGCCACAGATACTGCGTCAGATTATGATATAGGAAATAATCTATACAATTTGGTCAAGATAGGTGATGAGTTCGTGGCCTTTCAATCATCGACCGCGATCACGGACGGAATACGCCTCTCTGGGTGTTACCGAGGAATGCTGGACTCAGCTCCTACCTCACACATCGAAGGCGAGACCGTCACCCTTCTGGGCAAAATGCCATTGATGACCACAGTGGTAGACCCAGACACGACGGTTGACGTTCGCCTGTTGCCATATGACGATGAGGATGAGGAGGTTAGCACGACGGACCCGGATCTGGTGGTTATGCAGGTTACGACGGACTACAGAGAGCGTAGACCCTATCCTCCGACCGAGCTGGAGATCAATAGTGTTCTGTGGCCAACAAGTATCAGCATCGATTCAGGTGTGTCGCTGGATTTCAATCGAAGAGACTACCGAATCTATGATGAGCTGTCTCAGTTAGGCGTGGACGCCTCCACAATCAACGGAGACTTTCCTTCAGCCAATACGACGGAATACGCCGTGAAGATATACGATGGGGCCGTGGCGGTCATCACAGGGGCCTGGAATGGTGGAGCTGCATCCATCACAGGCCCAGGTAGGACGAAGCTTATTCGGTATTTCGATGGGCTTCCTACTGAGATGACAGTTGCAGTTGCAACAAAGCATGTCTATAGCACTGTCACTTATGAGGCTCTGCAGGAAACAAAGGCTTTTGTGTCTGTGACATCAGAGCTTACAGGTGAGCAGTATCTAGGCATTATCGACACTGGTCAGCTGTCAGAGCAATACACGGCCCCAACAACAGGCACCTATGCATTCAGCCTGGAAGGGGCCATTGCCTCAGATCTTCAGGTGAAGGTAAACGGCGGTACGCTGACGACTGTAATTGCCGCAGGAAACACGGCCGGTAATTTGGCCGGAGTGACTGCCGGGGACATCATTGAGGTAAGACATACCGATTCAACCACAAGTGACGAGCTGCTTCTTCGGATAGATGCACCGTCCAGTAGTGACGACGCCTACGCCGTCTTGATTTTTGATAACCTGTACGCTTTAGCCAGTGGCGGTTTTGGAATCGGCACCTTCGGCTCAGGCCTCTTTGGGAGATAACAATGGCAACATACCCCACAAATGGAAGTAACCCAGACGTTTGGGATCTGGCACTGAAGACGTGGCTGACCGAGACCGTGTTCAATGACGACGGGACATTCAAGGAAACGACAGTGCCCACATTCGCCGGTGTAGCTCTCAACATAGGCACAGGAGCTATTACCGGTCTGAAGGGATCGTTTCAGCTTGCGGTTCGGGGCAAGGATAGCGACACAGATGAGCATACAGGAATCAACATGTTCACTGATGCAAGTGACTATCCGGCAGCTTCCGAGATTTGTTATTCCGGGGACAACTGGAATAAAATCATTAGGGGTTATTATGATGGCCCTGATGCTAAGACCTATGCTATCGGTGCTGGCAGAGCATGGAGAATGTTTGCATATCATACCGGTGGTACTGACGAATACTCTCTGGAATATTCCGAACTAGCTACGGCTGAAGGTGACGACGTATCAACCTTCTATAGCTTTCTGAAGTGCCTACCGAACAGTGGGTTCATTGTAGTAAACGAGAACGCTCAAGATCTAGACGTTAGGGTTGAAGGAACAAGCGGAAAGAGTAACCTATTCCGAACAGATGCGGCCACTGGAAGGGTTGGTATCATGTGCATTCCAAACGCGGTGTTTGAGGTGCTTGGGGATTGTCGCTTCGGAGATCAGACGACGAATTATCTGTCCGTTGGCTCTACGGGCAACTTATCCTTCGTTGGCTCTGCTGAGTTTCATCCTCGACGCATTCGTCAATCATCACAGCCTTCACCATCAGCTGGAGAACTTCTCATTTGGAGTGACTCTGATGATGACGCGGTTAGATTTGTATATAACGACGCCGACGCAGGTGCCGTGACAGTTCTACTATCGTAATTGGAGAGATGATATGAAGACGATTCTTGAAGACAGCGGAATCAAGGCAGTAATGGGGGTCTGTGATATGGTCCTAAAATCACATGGCTTATTGGCTCTTGAAGCAGTTGAGAGAGTGAAAAAGGCCGTGGACGAGGGGTCCGTTAAACCGAAGATACGGAGAAGAAGGAAGCAGCAAGAAAGTGCTTGACATTGTGTTCTGACAGTGCTATACTGAAGAACATATTGAATATTGAAAGGATCTGACATGGATGCTCAAACAGAGCAGGTAGTTGAAACGGCAGTAACATCAACACTAACCAAACTTGGATTCGACCTGTCAGATCCTATCAAGGTGCAGGAGGATATGCACTTCCTCAGAGCCCTAAGAAACTTGGCTCAGTCGGCAGGAACTAAGGCCGTAATGATAATCGTCGGCATTCTGGTAGTGGCGATTGCTGGAGGCACATTTCTGGCCATTGGACAGGCCCTGGCACAGTAAACCAACGTCCTGGAGAGAGAAATGCCACACGTTGACAATACGCAGATTGAAGCTGCGGCGGAAAGAGTTTATCGAGACTTCATGGCAACATTAGGGCTCAAGGCCGCACGAAAAGCACAACTGATTCTTGGCCGGAAGATCCTCACAGAGAAATCACGACGGGAGAAACTTGATGCACGAAAGTAAGGCAACAAATCCCAAAGATGCCCTTGGAATCAAGAAGGTTCCAATGAGCTGCTTTAGTTCACATTGTGCGGCACTTATGGCTGAGAGCATTCAAAATCAAAGGTTAGACTGTCTCATGAATGATGGCCACAGCTCCATTTGTGAGATGGGAAGTATTGCCATCGGCCAAATGATTACCTTCTGGGAAGGTAATGATGATGTTTCTACCATCACTGACGCAATGGCAAACGTGGCGTTTATGCGATTGCTTATGATGGAAGGTCGGCTCGACCATGACAGAAGAAGCAGCACTGGGCTACATGTCAAGACGCTGAATGAGCTGGCGGAAAAGGTGGTTCAGGCATATCCGAAATGTGTAGAGCCATTCGTTCACAGTGATAACTGCGTGCCAACGTTCACGGTTCCGAAGATCGACATGACAAAGGTGCCATGGCATGTCCTTCCTTGGAGGGCTATTCTGGAAGCCGCTATAGGAATGATGGAAGGTGGACGCAAGTACGGACGCCACAACTACCGAGACGCAGGCGTACGATGCAGCGTATATTTCGACGCAGGTATTCGCCACATCACTGACTTCCTTTCAGGCACAGACATAGACCCTGATAGTGGTCTATGTCACTTGACCAAGTTCATATCCTGCATGTCGGTGTTGGTGGACAGCATAGTGATGGGCAACTGGGTAGACGACAGGCCTATTCGCATCACCGACAAGAAAGTGATCGAGCCTAGTTTTGAGTATCCTAAGAATCAATTCAACTTGTGTGACATGTGCAAGAGACGCGGCCCGGATCTGCCATGCCCATACGATCCTCCTGGGCCTACCCATGGTTGTGCAGCATACGAAGCCGACGAAGTGGTTCCAGACATGGTAGAACATGGTGATCGCGGCTTAACCCTGGAGCAAAAGTACTACAGCGACCGAGCTTTGAGGGTCAACGCCGGACAATTCATTCCTGGAGAAGGCACGTGTCCCCAGTGGGCTCTCGATAAAGATGCGGAGGGAAGCAGTGGTTCATGCCAAACATGTGTGAAGGCAAGCGTATGCATTGGGCCCCTGTGTCTGAATTGTCTCTATTCTGATAGATGCACATCTCACAAGGAAGGTATCAGAATCTGTAAGTGCAGTAACTTCCACTCTATTGGAGATGACGACTAATGCAAGACTTCGGAATCAATCTCGACTGTGATGGAGTCCTTGCAGACTTCGTCACTGGAATATGTAAAGCCATGGACATCCCATATGGCGGTCTCAAGCAGTGGCCATGGGGACGTTGTTTTGACTTCTTTCCACTAGCGAACACCAGCTACAAAGAAGCAAGCGAGCATTGCGACGCAGCCTTCTGGGCAAACCTGCCTTGGATGGTGGATGGGAAAGAGATCCTACAGGTGATGTGGGATCGATTCAGGCCCGAAGATGTGCGGCTTCTCACAAAGCCTATGGACAATGACGGGTCGTACACCGGAAAAGCCAAGTGGGTGACGGACAATGTCCCTGAGCTGCGTCACCGAATAGTGCCCACTCACATTCCGAAGGAAGAGTTTGCCCACGGCTTCCACGATCTTTTGATTGATGATAATAGTGATAATGTTTATCGTTGGTCAAAGGCTGGAGGAGCGGCCATATTGGTGCCACGTCCTTGGAATCACCTCGACTATGTATTCTTCGAGGGTGGTGCTGTTAATTGGATCGCATCAGCACTAGATAAGTGGATTGGAATTGTAGATTATCCCGCATTGAATATGAAAGGATCGGCATGTCAAGGGTGACAATGGAACAGGTGGTTAATTCGTATCAGAAGCATGGAGGCAACATTCAGGCCACTGCTAAGGACTTAGGTATAGGTAGAGCCTCCATCTACCACCACCTAAAGAAAGCGGGAATAGATCGGACCAAGAAACTCGTTGACGGAAGTGTCCACGGAGTCGAAGCTGTAAAGTGTCGCTTTCCTAGAGCAGGTAGAATCAAGCGTTACATCCTAACAAGTGCTCAGAACAATACGCACGTGCATATTCCTGTGTGGAAAAACTTGTTGGCCCTTGCAGAACACTACGATGCCCGGTTGATGGTGGGGACATTTAGCTATAACCAGAACGCCTTCGGCAAGAAGTCGGTGAAGCGAGGCAAGTCCAAGGATAAGGAATCACTCTGGTACGACCAGAATATCGTTCCATACATTGTGGACGAACGCTATCTCATTGCCAACGACCTATACTGGTGTGGAGAAATGAACATTCTCCCTACGGCGGTTCGACCGCTAACAGGCTTCGAGTCTTATACTGGCCGATCCTCAGCCATCTTTCCACAAGTGAAGTTTGCTATGGAGTCCATAGCTACAGGACGGAAAGAGAACACCAAATTCAACTACACAACAGGGACCGTCACTCAGCGTAACTACATTCAGAAGCGAGAAGGACTGAAGGCGGAGTTCCATCACTGCTATGGTGCTGTGATTGTTGAGGTAGATAGTGAAGGAAATTGGTGGCTGCGTCAATTGAACGCTACAGATGATGGCACAATATACGACCTTGACGTTGTAGTTGAGAGCGGCGTAGTATATGAGAATGATCGAATTGAGGCCATCACGTGGGGAGATTCTCACGCTCTAATGCTTCTAGACGAGAGTGTCAACAAGTGTTCTCAGAAAATGCTGGATGAGCTTCGCCCTAAGTTTCAGTTTGTTCATGATATCATGGCAGGCTCAGTGACAAACCACTGGTCACGTAAGTCACTTCATACGCGGTTTCGCAACTTCATCCGATCTGGTGGATGGAGTGACATTAAGAAAGAGTTCCAGTTATGCAATGACCACCTTCGCGGCCTATATCGAGACTTTTGCCACACCTATGTTGTAGACGCCAACCATGACCGACCCTGGATTGAGCGTTGGTTGGACAGTAGAGACGGCCTAGACGATCCAAAAAATGCAGTAATGTGGTTGAAGCTCAACGCCGCTGTATATGAGGCCATGGAGGCCGATCCCTACGGCAGAGAGTTCCATGTCCTAGAGCACGCTTGCAGAATGTTAGGGCTGGAAGAGAGTATCGCAACGTTCTTGAGGGAAGACCAAAGCCTGCTAATCACAGAAGCGAATATTGAGTGCGGAATGCATGGACATCTTGGCCCCGATGGAGCCCGAGGGAATCCGTCGAACCTGAGTAGAATGGGACGCAAGGCCAACGTAGGTCATCTGCATAAGGCAGGAATCCATGATGGGCTATACGTTGCAGGAGTATCGTTTGACATCAAGTCTGATGTGTGGTACAATAGGGGTCCGTCAAGCTGGTCTCACTCGCACATAGTGACGTACCCGAACGGTAAGCGTACCATTATCACTGTTTGGAAAGGAAAGTACAGAGCATGAGTGGGGCCTGGGCTGGTGGCAAGGGGGACACGCCGAGACGACGGTCTGTCCCCCACGAAGTGTACGACTTGAATTACAACTTGCTGTCTGGAGTAATTACTAGAGAGGAATATGATGTCTGCATCGATGAAGCATGGAAACAAGCAGAAAAGCGTGGATGGAAGAGGCCGATCTGACCAAATCAACAGTGTGTTTGAATTGTCTGGCGGATTCTTCATTGTCATGCACATCATGCAGGTACTGCACGATAGAAGTGTTGCTGGAGTAAATATCTATGCCGTCGCGTTCTTCGCCGTTTGGGGCTATTGGAACCTTTACTACTACAAATCCATAGCTCAGAAGTGGAGCCTTAGAGCAACATACTTCATCACTGCGATGAATACGATCTGGCTCATTCTACTAATCTACTACAAATTCTACGGAGTGTGAGTGATATGGCAGATACCGATCTATCGATCCAAGATCTTCAGGAGGCTGTAGCCTACTGGAAGGAAAAACTTGGGCTTCACTATTGGAGTATTGATCTTCATCTAATGAAGATGATCGATCAAGGTGGTGACTCTACTGCTGCAGGAAAGGCGTCATGGAACTTGGCCAGACGCCAATGCACTGTGAAGATCACCGACCCTAAAACCAAGTACGAGGGATGTGTTGACATCGATCAAGAGAAGACGTTGGTCCATGAGCTACTTCATATCACGTTTGCGGCATGGGATGAGTGGAGCTATGATAAGGGCCCAATGAGTTCGATTCAGAACGATCTTCACGTAGAACAACAACTGGACATGCTTGCAGAGACAATGGTTACGCTGCGGCGTAGCAGCGGCCACAAATTCTCATATGAAGAAAGGTTTTGATTGTGAAGACGTATAAGGTAGGCGACACTATTCACTTTCGGGTCAGAATCAACGGAAATCCTGGCACAGACAATCCCACGGCAACTGTCTACGACGAAGCCGACGCTGTGGTTGGCACAGCTCTAACTCTCGGATCTGGGCTTACTCAGATTGGATCAACAAAGATTGTCGCTGGGTCTTTCGCCCCGGACGCAGACGGCATTTGGTCTGTGGCGTTCGTTGACGACACTGGGCTAAATTTGGTGAAGCAGTTTATCGTGGGCAGCTATTCCCTTGAGTCGATTGGCGGCAACGTCGCGACGGTCGAATCGAAGATTGATACGCTGCTTGCTGGCGGTTCAGGAGGCGGGGGACACTTCGGGTAATATGAGGTTCCAGAGAGCCACATATCGACCTGGGTATGACAGGCTGGTGTACGCGGCCGTAGACGAAGAGACCACAACTATATCAATCAGAGTCTACGGCCCCCAGCACCACCCTGGAAATAACCAAGTGACAAAGCATTCTCCGTTTGTCCTAGAGGATGGAATCTTTGCCTTGGACTTCGACTTCAATGAAGTTGGAAACTACATCTTCATCATTGAAGAAAACGGAGTAATTCAAACAATCTTAAACGCAAAGGTATATGCATGAAGACAAAACCATTCAGTCATCAATTAAAAGAGCTTAATGAGCACGGCTTGGATGCTGTTCGAGCCATTCATTGGGAACAGGGTACTGGCAAGACGTGGCTCGGCCTTGCAACCGCCGAGAAGCTTCATGCGGCCGGAGAGATAGACGCCCTATTCATCCTCGCCCCCTCCGGGCTTCACACCAACTGGGTCAGATACGAGATCCCGGACCACTTGTCACTAGACTATGAGGCTGTAGCGTTTCATACAAAGAAAGCCAAAACCAAGAAGCATCAGAAGGAATGGGAGATCCTCTTCACCACTAACAAACTTCCGATCTTGGCGATGTCATACCCAGGAATTAAGACGGAGGCTGGTAAGAAGTTGGCTCGGAAGTTTCTGTCGAAGCATCGTTGCCTCTACATCGCCGATGAATCGAACCGAATTAAGACCCCCTCGGCCAAGGTGACACGAACCGTGTTGGCATCTGGTGACTATGCAAAATACAAGCGAACGTTGTGTGGGACGCCCATCACCAATACTCCGTTCGATGTCTACACTCAGTTCCGATTCCTGAACAAGAAGTTCTGGTCTGAGACCGAGTACGGACTTGGTAGTTTCCAGTGCTTCAAGACCTTCTTTGGTGAGTGGAAGAAGGGGTACAACGGGGCTCAAGACCGCGAGTACGATGTGCTGGTCGGATATAAGAACATGGAACTTCTTACTCAACTGGTAAGCTCTATGTCGTCACGTGTCCTGAAGGAAGATGTTCTTGACCTTCCCCCCAAACTCTACTCCTATGCGGGCTTCGAGATGACTGCCAAGCAGTGGAAGATCTACAGAGAGCTTGAGGAGGAATTCATGGCAGAGGTAGACGGAGAGATGATCTTCACTCCTCTAGCCATCACAAGGCTGCTTAGGCTTCAGCAAGTAGCCTGCGGATATCTTCCCACCGGCGAAGAGGACAAATGCATCATGATTGAGAAGGACAACCCTCGACTCAAGATGCTCAATGAGATCACGCAGGATCTTCCACACAAAGCAATCATCTGGGCTAGGTTCATCAAGGACATTGATCTCATCTGCGAAATGCTTGGAGATAAGGCAGTTCGGTGGGATGGATCGATAGATGAGGAGAAGCGAGAGGACAACAAATACAGATTCAAGACTGAACCTGTCGAGAATGTTCAGTTCATTGTGGCAACGCCTGATAGTATGGGTGAAGGTCACACCTTGAACGAGGCCAGGACAACTATCTATTACTCGAACAGCTTCAAGATGAAAGAACGCCATCAAAGCGAAGACCGAAATCACCGGGCCGGACAGACCCAGAGTGTTCGATATATCGATATTGTGGCCGATAATACCAAGGATATCGATATCATTGAATCCCTTCGGACCAAGTTCGACAATGCATCTGTGGTTGTCGATGGAAAAATCCGAAAATGGTTATTGACATATGACGCAGAAACAGATATACTTGGATCATAAGCCACTCAAATAGGAGAGAACATGGCCAGTAAGAAAGACGAAATACCGATGTATGATTATTCCGCTCTGCAGGAAGACACTGTCGATTCTACTGATGTCCTCGGCAAGATCTCAAAGCTTGCCGATGAGATGCATCAACTAGATAAGGACATCGCCAGTAAAAAGTTGGAGCTGAAGAAACTGGAGTCTCAGCGTAGAGGAATCGCTGAGGAGCAGCTTCCTGAACTATTCATGTCTGTAGGTCAGACTGAGCTTCGCACAACCAGCGGTCTCCCTCTGAAGCTAACCAACAAGGTCTTCACCAACATCTCCAAAGACCGAAAGCCTGTGGCCATTAAGTGGCTCGACGATAACGGCCAAGGTGGAATGGTAAAGCGAAGAGTCATTATTGAATTCAATAAGACTCAGGCTGAAAAGGTGGAAAAACTTCTGAAGCTCATCGGCCGAGGATGGCCCAACCATTCTGTGGATTTGGATGTGCATGGGTCCACAGTGAAATCGTTTGTCACAAAGAGACTTAATGCCGGAGAGGAAGTCCCTCTGGATATTTTCGGCGTGCATTGCGTTGATGTCGTCGAGATAAAGAGTAAGAAGTAACCAATCCGTTGCAACCAATTGGAGAACACAAGTATGGCAGCAAAGAAAACAACAGATTTGGCAAAGAAAAAGAATGAGAACACGGCCCTGGCGGTCGGCGGTAGCTTTGACTACGGTGACATGGCGGGCCAAGGCTTCGAGAACACAAGCACACAGGACTGCACGATTCCGTTCCTGGCGATCCTCCAGGTCAACAGTCCGCAGGTTATGAAGTCGAAACCGGAGTTCATTGAAGGTGCCGAAGCTGGCCAGCTCATAAACACCGCCAGTCGGGATCTGTATGATGGCGAAACCGGCGTGACATTCGTCCCGTGCTACACCGAGCATGTGTTCGTTGAATGGAAGAACCGGCAGAAAGATAGCGGCGGGTTTGTGGCCATTCACGAATGTGATTCCGAAGTTGTCCGTTCGGCCAAGGAAGCCTCGAAGGAATTCGGCAAGTACACCGTTCCGGTGGCTGATGGCGTCCCCCATGACCTCGTCGAGACCTACTATATGTACGGACTCCTCGTCGATGAGGCCGGAGACACTTCACCGTGCATGATTGCCTTCTGCAGCACGAAGATCAAGGCCTACAAGGGAATCATGACCCCGATGATGCAGGTCAAAGGCCGTCCTCCGCTGTTCGCCTTCCAGCTGAAGGTCCGGTCGGTTTCCGACAGCAATGCAAAGGGCGACTTCTTTAACTTCCGCATCGATCCGGTCGGTAACTCCGTCAAAGAGTCCCTCATGGCCCCGGACAACCCCATTGTCCTGGCAGGTAAGGACTTCCGCGATCAAGTGAGCAGTGGTCAGGCCAAGGTCGATCACGGCAAGCAGAACACTGGCGGCGAAGAGGACTGCGACAAGCCTGCTCCCTTCTAAGACGCTCTCTCCTAACCTGGGGGCCTTCGGGCCCCTGGGCCCTCCTATTTCTTTGGTGATACTGTGAACCTATCACATCAGCAAAATCAAGCTATCGATGCAATCAATCGATGGATGAAAACTGACCAGCCGGTGTTCCGGCTATTCGGATACGCTGGAACAGGAAAGACAACCCTAGCCAAGCATGTCGCGACATCCGGCCGAACGTTGTTCTGTGCGTATACAGGAAAAGCAGCTTACGTCTTGCAGCAAAAAGGCTGTGAGGCATTCACCATCCACAAGCTCATCTATACCCCGAAAGAGAAAAGTCAGCTCAAGCTTCGGGAACTGATGGATAAGTTAGAGAACACAGAGGACAAAGAGCTTAGGGATTCGCTTGAACAGCAAATAGAAGTAGAGCAGGCAAATCTGAAGGCACCGCACTTCGTACTGAATCAGGATAGTGAGGTGAAGCGGGCCGACTTAGTTGTTGTAGATGAGTGCTCTATGGTCAACCAACAAATGGCAGAAGACCTTCTGTCGTTCGGAACTAAGGTACTCGTTCTGGGAGATCCAGCTCAACTTCCTCCGGTATATGGCACCGGGTGGTTTATCAACGCAAAGCCAGACTTTATGCTGACTGAGATACATCGACAGGCCAAAGGAAATCCGATCATTGATCTGGCAACCAAGATAAGACGTGGAGACCACCTATCTCCTGACGGAGGCATGCTGGTTCCTTGGGGATCAGTATCTCCAAAAGAAGTAATGACATATGACCAGATCCTGGTGGGCACGAACGCAACCAAAAGAGCAACCAACAATAAAGTAAGGGCTCTCCGTGGTTGTGGATCTGATCTTCCTGTAGAGAATGACCGCGTCGTATGTCTACGCAACAATCATGAAGCTTGTCTTTTGAATGGAAGCATTTGGGTTGTGGACCAATGTTTGGACACTGAGGACAAGTACATCGATCTGGTGCTAAAAGACCCAGAGGGGGTAGAGTATGTGGCGGTGACAGCACATAAGCATCACTTCCTGGATCGGTCTGGGAAGTCACTTCCTCCGTGGGTTCGCAAGGAAGCTGAGGAGTTTGAGTTCGGATTTGCAATGACTGTGCATAAGTCACAAGGCAGCCAGTGGGACAGTGTAATTGTGTTCGACGAAAGCCGAGTATTCAATGAACAAGATCGAAGCAAATGGCTGTACACAGCAGTGACGCGGGCAGCAAAGAAAGTGAAGGTAGTGCTTGGGGGCTGAATCTGAAAAGTGTGATGATACTTCGAGGCTAATACGATTAGCCATACGAGCAGCGATAAGAAAACAGAACCAAAAGACTCTGTTTACATGTGAAGACTGTGTGTTCCTTCAGGGAGGACGCTGCAGCCTTGATGACAGAAACCGGCCTGTATTCACCAAACGTCAACCCTGCACCATGCCAGAGTGCTTCTCCATTGATTTGACCAAGACAGCCTATTCCGACGTCATTGATATAATAAACGCCCTTGATTTGGATGCACATGGAGAAACGCATGGGTGGCCGACAATAGTTCGACGGATGACATCTCACATCGACAAATACGGATACCTGATAAATGTAAACAGGTCGAACCTAGAAAGGTTTCATGGCTAGAGGGGCAGCAAAATTTAAGAATCGGTGTCCTGGGCAAGTTCCGCTATTCAAACCAGAAAGTCCATGGAGGGCACCAAAGATGTCGGATCTTCCGCAGTCGTGGGACGGCATCCAAAGGATTGGTATTGATACGGAGACAAGGGATGAACAGCTAACAACATTGGGGCCCGGCGTTCGCCGTGGTGCCTATATTGTGGGAATCAGTTTGGCTATTGAAGATGGGCCGAAGTGGTATCTCCCTATACGTCACGACGGTGGTGACAACATGAATCCGGTCCATGTATTACAGTACATGAAGGACCGATCCAGAGACTACAGGGGATGTATTTGTGGAGCAAACCTCGGATATGATCTTGACTTCATGGCTGAGGAGGGAATAGTATTTCGTAGTGCTAAGTTCAAGGACATTCAAGTTGCAGAGCCCCTTATTGATGAGAACCAACTATCCTATGGCCTCGACACACAGGCAAAGAAATATGGCTTCATTGGTAAGAATGAAGATCTCCTGAATCGAGCAGCAAAGGCCTACGGCCTACACCCCAAGAAAGATCTCTGGAGACTTCCGGCTCGCTACGTTGGGCCCTATGCGGAAGACGATGGAGATCTACCGCTGAAGATACTTCGTAAGCAAGAGAAGATCATCGACGATCAGGATCTTTGGGGGATCTACAACCTTGAGTGTAGGGTGCTTCCTGTTCTCGTAAAGATGAGACGTCGAGGGATAAGAATCGACTTCGATCAACTAGAGAAGGTTAAGGCTCTGACCATCGAAAAGGAACTGGAGTTTCTAAAGGTCATCTACGAGAAGTCCGGTGTCAAGATTGCCTTAGACGAAATAACAAAGCCTAAACTCGTAGTTGCAGCACTGGATGCAGTGGGGGTGCCATATGGTCGGACAGATCCATCAGAAAAGTTTCCGGAGGGCCAGCCTTCAGTAAAGAAAGAGTTCTTAGAGCCCAACAAGAAGCACCCCGTAGTGAAAGCGATACTAGAAGCAAGATCATACAACAAAGTGCGGAATACATTCGCTGCTTCAATTGAGAAGCATGCAGTCAATGGAAGAATTCATACTACGTTCAACCAGCTTAGACGACAGAATGACAACAGTGATAACGTTGTTGGAGCTGGCCCCGGTCGATTGTCCTCCTGTGACCCTAATCTGCAGCAGCAGCCATCCAGACACCCCATTTTGGGAAAGATGTGGCGATCTATCTACCTTCCAGACGAGGGGGGCCTGTGGGCCGCTATGGACTACTCCCAGCAAGAGCCACGAATGTTTGTACACTACGCACACATTGCAGGCTGTAGAGGCACACAGCCCGCCGTAGACGGCTTTCATAAGGGATTCGATTGGCATGACATGACCACCGAAATGGCCTTCGGAATCAAAAAGGCCGATAACCCAGAGTTGTTCGCGAAGCTTCGGAAGCGGGCCAAGGCCGTCTTTCTGGGCCTGACCTATGGTATGGGCCAAGCGAAGATGTGTCGTAGCTGTGGATTCTCAACCGAGGTAGCAATCATCAAGGGTATCGAACGAGTGGTTGCAGGCCCAGAGGGGAGGGCCTTCCTTGAGGAGTTCAACCAGAAGGTTCCATTCCTGGATGACATTAAGCGAAGAGTGGAGAGAGTTGCCTGGAATAGGCGGTTCATTAAGACCATTCTCGGACGGCATATCCACTATCCTCCTGGTGCAGGAATGGAGAGAAAAGCCCTAAACAACCTGATTCAGGGTTCATCCGCAGATCAAACGAAGCTGGCGATGGTTCTCATGGATGAGAATAATTACAGAATTCAGTTGCAAATACATGATGAAATTGATACAACAATAGAAGATGAGAAGACTGCTACTGAAATGGCTGAAATAATGAGAACCTGTGTTCCGCTCGTTGTGCCGTCGAAGGTCGATATCGAGATCGGAACCAACTGGGGAGACTCAATGGGATGAGACAACTATTCTTCAAAAACAATGTTCACAATCACGAGCCTGTGGATATTCCAGGCCACGGCAAATCGTGTGTCAATCTAACGGTACGCAAAGGACTCAAGTGGTCAACCCTCACTGTTGGAGAGGAGATCGTTCTTCGAGATGCAAGCAGCGAAGGATACGAACCATTTTTGGTTGACGGAGATGAGCGAGCAATCGTCTTTGACACCAAAGTGATGACGTTCAATGACCTGATCCACTATGGAAAGATGCTTGAGCTTGAGCACGACCCTGAGTGCCGGACATTTACAGGTCTGCATTCCGTTATGCGAAAAGTGTACGACGGGTTCCTACCCCATGAGCTGGTGACATTGGTGTTTTATGAGCCCACCGCTGATGGCGAATATAGGGAAACATCATGATAAAGATTTCATTGGATCTTTGGAGTCTAAATGACTCTCGTGCTGAGAGAATTTGGTTCGGACTCTCAATATGCTTGTTTGGGCTCATGCTCATATTTTGCGTGGGCAGGGATCAAATCGACGGTCATCTATGTAGAAAGAGACCAAGGATTAGGTTCCTAATCGGAACATCGAGAAGACACATTAGACTACAAACGGAAGGTCGATCAGTAGTGACTGGCAAGATGGGTAGAATAGTCGTGACATACAGGTGGAGACTTAGACTCCGCTAATCATGGAACAACAACAAAGACAACTTCTCGTAAAAGCACTGAATGTGGCAGGTCGAGACGCTACAAGCGTTGAGAATCCTGCATATCCCGGCACTCCTGACATTCAGTACATCGGTGGTTGGATTGAATGTAAATACCTAGAGGATTGGCCGGTCAAAGAAGCAACAACGATTCGCATCCCCCACTTCTCCCCGCAACAAAGAGTGTGGCTTAGGCGTAGGGCCTACGCCCTGGACAAGCTAGGCATAAGTGATGGACGGGCTTGGCTTGTTCTATATGTTGCGAAGACGCGGGAATGGTTACTATTCGACGCTGATACTGCGTGCAACTACGTCGCGAAGCCTGGAAAGAACCAAGAGGTTCATAGACAATTGGCTGTGCTCGTGACGAATGACGTTAAGGATATCGTTGACTATGTCACAGGCTCTTGAGTTCCTACAGAAATTTCGTCCTAATGGTCCATGGACAATTACAGCCATACCAGTAGATGGTGGTCGTCTCAACACAGTCACATTCAATGCAGAAGACTCACAGAAGTTAGAAGACTGGTTAACCGCACAGGGACAAGCCCATAATATCTACTTCTCAGTAAACCCCACAATAGGGGTCATGAACAAGAAGTCATCACGAGAGAATATCCAATCAGTAGAGTACCTGCATGTCGATGTAGATCCTCGGGCCGGTGAAGACATCAAAGCTGAGCAAGAGCGAATCCTTGAAAGCATCAGGAAATTCAAGCCCGTCCCCACCTGTGTCATATTCTCCGGTGGAGGCTATCAGGCGTTCTGGAGGCTAGAGGAGCCCATCATTATCGATGGCAATCTTGAAAGGGCTGAGGACGCCAAGAGATACAATATGCAGCTGGAGATCCTCCTGGGAGGGGACAGCTGTCACAACATCGACAGAATCATGCGACTGCCTGGAACAATGAATCGGCCAAACGCAAAGAAGCGTAAGAAGGGCCGAACAGAAGTCATGGCAGCACTGGTTCATTTTGATGAAAGCATTTCCTATCCTCTGGAAGACTTCACCAAAGCCCAGGATGTGCAGATGTCCGCCTCCTCTGGGTTTTCTGGAGGTACGTCAGAGCTGGCCCCGCAAGTGGACACCGGAAACATACGTCGAATTGAAGACCTCGACGAATTGGGTGATGAAGTAAAGCCGTGGGTTAAGGTGCTCATTGCCCAGGGACATGATCCAGATAATCCTACACGGTTCACGTCACGAAGTGAAACCCTATTCTGCGTAGTGTGCGAGCTGGTACGTGCTCAGATATCCGATGAAGTTATCTACTCCATCATCACAGATAAAGACTTTGGAATCTCTGAGTCAGTGCTTCAGTGCAAGGGACGTGCTGAGACCTACGCCCTTCGCCAGATCCAACGGGCCAAGGAATGTGCAGTTGATAAATCATTGATGGAGCTTAATGAGCGTCACGCGGTCATTTCATCGATGGGTGGCAAGTGCAGAGTTATCTCCGAAGAGTTCGACCACGCATTCGGACGGCCAAAGCTAGAGACACAAACCTTCGCCGACTTCCAGAATAGATACATGAACCAACATGTCAAGGTGGGAACCGACAAGGACGGTAAAGATACGTTTATGCCGAAGGGAAAGTGGTGGTTGCTCCACAAGCACCGCAGACAGTTTGACCAGATAGTATTCGTCCCAGGCCGTGAAATCCCAGGGACATTCAACCTGTGGCGTGGGTTCACTTGTGAAGCAAGACCAGGAGATTGTGGGCTATTCCTGGACCACATTCGAGACAATATTTGCGGAAAGGATGAGGGCTACTTCAAATATGTCATGGCTTGGCTTGCGGACGCAGTGCAGCATCCAGATCGACCGGCCGGAACTGCTATCGTTCTTCGAGGAAAGCAGGGAACTGGTAAGAGCTTCTTCGCTAAGAAAGTAGGACATCTATTCGGCCAGCACTTTGTTCCAATCAGTAATTCCAAGCACTTGGTTGGATCATTCAACGCCCACCTGCGTGACTGTGTTGTGTTGTTCGCCGATGAGGCGTTCTTCGCGGGCGATAAGAAGAGTGAAGGTATTCTGAAAGCCATAATCACAGAAGAGCACATCATTGTAGAAAAGAAGGGTATCGACGCAGAAGCATCTCCCAACTATATTCATCTCATTATGGCGTCCAACAATGAGTGGGTTGTTCCGGTGGCGATGGATGACCGACGCTTCTGCATGTTGGATGTTAGTGAAGAGCACCGCAAAGATGCCAAGTACTTCAAGGCTATCGATGAGCAGCTCAACAACGGCGGATATGAGGCCCTACTTCACTACCTGATGAACTACGATGTCACGCAGGTAGATCTCCGCGAGCCTCCAAACACCGAGGCCTTGCAGGAGCAGAAGCAGTTGAATCTATCGCCAGAAGAGGCGTGGTGGTACGACAAGCTTCACGAAGGTAAAGTGTTGAACCGTCACGAGGAGTGGGAGTTAATCATTGCTAAGACCGAACTACTTGCGGACCTCATCGACTTTGTCAAAACGTTCGCAGGGAACTACATGAACCGATGTTCGATGAACAGACTAACTCGCTTCATGAAGAGAGTTCTCCCTGCGGGCTACCCCGAGATCAAAACCATAGGTCAAAGCCCAATGCCGGGGAAGGGCGGACAGACCGGGCTTAACTTCTGCACAAAGCCCAGATGCTTTGTAATACCTAGCCTGTGTGAATGCCGAAAGTCCTGGGACCATGTGAGCGGATTCAAGACAGTATGGCAGGATGTCCCGGAGTCAATTAACGAGCCACCATTTTAGGAGAGATCATGGCAACGCCAGGAGATTACACCCTACGATGTAGACACTGTGAAGGAAAGCTTGGAGTGCCTGTGAGGGTAACTCCAGAGGACTACGGCGTGGTCCCAAACAGCCATGGAGCAGTTGTTCGGAAGTGCCTAAAGTGCCACAAGACTTGGCTGGGATTCATGTCAGAACTTCCCAGTATGGGCCTAAAACATGTAATGAAAGTTGTTGACAGACTCACAACGAAATGATATACTGAGGACACTATGAATATTACAATTGCAATCGTGTTCGTAAGAGGCACAGCCATGGCACGCATCGAAAGTGGATGTCTTGTCAAATGTGCAGTAGAAGGTCAAGATGGTGGCGAATTGATAGACACACATCGCCGCATCCTTGAATACGCATTCACAGAGATCCATGGTCACTCTGATGTAGACGTCCTCTTTCCAGAGCTTGGCGAATGCGTCGATATGGATGTTACTACGGAGTACTAAATGATAGCCATAGATATCATCTTTATGGACGGACAGACAATCAAGGTCTACTCTGATACTCCGGACGTGTTTGCTCAGTCCATAGCGGATGCTCAGGTGCCTGAGATCCTTGAGATTCACTATGACAAGGATAAGGATGAGACTCCATCCAACCTTGATGATTTCAGTGTGACATTGGTATCTGGAAAACAGATCATATGCCGAACTACTGAGGATCAGATAAACAAGGCAATGAATATTGAGGGGATCTCCAGTACGGAGAAAACCTACGTACTCAAATACGCCAAATTGCAGATGGAGGAGGATGCACTAGACTCCAGATACAACGCGGCCAGATCGATCATCAACAACATTCCTAATCTGGATCTAAGAGTACAGGCTCATCGGGAATATATCAAACGAAAACGCGGCTACGTAGCTGCACTTGAATCAGTAGTTGAAGGGTTATTTAGGAGACCTGAGTGATGAAGAAAGTACTAGCAATTGCCGCATTGGTTATCGCCATGATTTCGGCGGGATGCATCGGCACACTGTCAGAGATGATGGCACCGGGCCGGACTGACCAAGACGCAATCAACTATGTGAAGGATGCCGGTCTAGGTGACGGCGAAAACTACAAGAATCCCCTTGGCTATTCGAGCTTGGCCGATGTTAAGCGGCTCGAAATCGATCTCAAAGCTGCTATCGCCCTTACAGACCAAGAACTAAAACAACTGGCCGAGACAAAACACCTGAAAGACCAGATCCTTACAAACACCGTAACAACCGATCTGGAACTGGCCACAGCAAATCATGACTTTCTCTTCAATGCAAAGACCGGCCTCGTCTCTCTGGGCATATTAGGCCTTGGCACGTTTGGTGCTGGCTATTTGGGCTTGACTCGTAAGCGATCCGGCGACATTACCCAGGAAGACGCGGAAGCTGAGAAGGCCGACGCCGTCAGCACTGCGGTAAAGGAAGCTGAAGCTGCCCTGCAGGAAACCATTTCCGCTCTGAGTAATCAGTTGAAGATCAAGACCACGGCGGTGACACAGCTCGTCGGAAACATCCAGACGATCATCGACACCCAACCGAGCGAAGACGCGGCGAAGCAGCTCATCAAACAGCTGAAGGACGGACAGCTGCCGGAAACGAGAAAGGCCGTCAAGGAAGCACAGGCAACCCTCTAATAGAATCAAAGGAATGTGGCTTGGTGGATGAGAAGAGCCCACTTGGGGATAAACCCTCGTCCGCCAAGCCTAATTTAGGAGCCAAATATGACCTCCCTTCTTGACATTGGCTGTGCGGTGCTTGTCCTTGGACTATGCATTGTGATACTAACTACACGAATTGTTCGGGCCATAGTGTCCTCGACGAAGAACACAACCAACTACGAACGATATCAGCATCACGGAAAATTCGTATGGGTACGAAGTGATCTCAAGGGTACACATCGCGACAGTTGTTTGTGCTATGTGTGCAACAAGTTCCAGCCTGGATCTGAGGCGAACTGTCCGAAAGCGAAAGCTCTATATGACCTCGTCGTGAAAAACGACATGGTGACTCCTGTTTATGAGTGCCCGTCGTTTGGTTTGGATCGATTGGCACACTGCAGGGTATGGAACAAGTGAGGTGGGCGTCACTGAGGGCCGTCGTCTTTCTGTGGATGAATTGGCGACGGCTGCGGCAGTCAACAAGGAAAGCTATATCAGAAGACATGAGGAGAATTATTGATGAGGACCGCAACAAACATTCTGATTACACTGGTACTGGGATTGCTGGTGGTGATGGCATCGTGGCAGGAGGCAGACGTCAAGGAACTGAAGATCAGAACTAGCCAGAACGAGTTTCGATCCCACAACGCTCGCCAGTGGGCCCTATCCAGCTTTCACGCTTTGAAGGACATAGAGGGTGGGTTGGACTCTCTAAAGGGTGGGTTGGACTCTCTAAAGGGTGGGTTGGACTCTTTATCGGACGATGGATACGGCGGGTTGACATACGAGCAGCTGCGAGGGCCGTGTGTCTCTATTAGAATAGAGACTGCCTTTGGTGGTGGTATGGGCTCAGGAGTATTTGTGTCCGATAATGTTGTGCTGACGGCAAGACATGTGGCCAAGCTATTCACCATCGGGGGAATTGGAGCTGTGACGGCATACACTGGCCAGACGTGGAACATTGTCCGAGTCGTGCTTGACACGGACAATGATCTAGCGGCCGTCATTATAGACGGCTCTAGCGATGTGTGGGCGGACCTGACGATGAAACGGCCGGACCTTGGGGAAAAGATCATTTGTTTTGGATGTCCTCCTGGGCACTTGTGGAAGCAGCATTTTATCATGACGTGGGGCCGGGTGTCAAATGAAAAAGACACAAACAACCAGAATTACATTCTGTATCAGGGGCTATCCTTTCCAGGATGCAGTGGGGGCCCGATGTTTCTAGATGGAAAACTTGTCGGCATCAATGTAGAATGGCTTGTTGATTGTGCTGTTATAGGATATGCCGAATCTGTTCTGGATCTCGACCAGGAGATTCTGGACATTCTTTAAGCACTTCCCCTCTCATTTCTCATCCTCCGGTGCCGGGGCCCATCTGGGCCTCGGCATTTTTTATATTTTCTACTTGCATAGATTTAATCTATGTAGTATACTTTACGTAGATGGAGAACGAAACACATCTTTTGGAGAGAGTAAAATGCCCAGAGGCGTATACTATAATCATGACGCGGCAATCACGGTCCACATTGATTCTTCCGATTGGTGCGAAGATGACGATCCACTTGCTGCGGATATGTGGAGAGAAGAGATCGACTACATCATGGACTTGATTGAAACCAGATGGCCGTCGTTCTTCTCCTGCGACCGTTCGGCAAGCAATGACGAGCATATTCTGCTTGAGAATCATCATGCAGAAGTGATTGTTTACGAGTACTGTGGTCTGACGTCAATCTCGGTAGTGCCAAGGACTGACAGTTCCCAAGACTATCCGGAACTAGCAGAACACTGGTGCCAACAGATTGCAAGCAACTTCCAGAAGCTACTAGATTCGGCGTTCAAGGGAAAGACCATGAACCGAACAAGCGGATATACCTTGGGGATAAGGCAGTGTATATAACAAACAGCGACCTGGACTGTAAGACGCTTTGGGATGCTACGAAGTATCCAATGGTGACTCGTGACTTCCAACGCATCAAAGAGTATAGATCAGAGTGGGCCCTTCGTAAAGTGATTGATGTCCCACAGATCTCTCCTACTGAAAACAGTCTGTTCCTGAAGGAAATAGTGAGAGGCCTTTGGTTCTGTACTCACTTCGGTGAAGTATCTTTTGCAGTACGATATAGCGGAAGAAGAACAACGGGCTCTGCATGTTGCAGCAGGAACCGTGCCACAGGGACGTTCACATTGAAGTTCGGTAAGTCCCCTGACAAGTTTCAAGCTATTCATGAGCTTGCTCACCTTGTGACATGGGGACAAAAACACGGGCCGATCTTCTGCTTAGTTCATCTGCAGATGGTTACAAAGTTTATTGGGAACAAGTTTGCCATGGAGCTGTATAGGCAATTCAAGATAAATAGAGTCGGATTATGAGAAACGTACAGGCCATGGCACTACATGAGGTTCGATGGATGGTGGGCCAGTGGGGATACATCATCTACGAAGTAGCGGGGACCAATCAACTTCGGATCACGAACGATCATGTGGGACACAATGAAGTGACCCATACCTATCGAGATCTTGACCACCTGAAGCAATACCTATTCGTATATGAGCCTGGAGCAAAAACAACCGAGGAGCTTCAGGATCTTCAGTCCGATAACTGAAAGTTGTGAATCTCAAAGTTTTCACTTGCATCTAAAGAAAATATCGTGTATACTTTAGGTGTAGTGAGGAACAAAGCTCTTTGAAAATGACATTAACGGCTCCGTAGCATTATGGCAATGCGGCCTAGCCTCTTGCCCCAAAGTCTTTGAAAGTATGGCTAAGCTTTCTTTGATCTGGCAGGGATCGTGACATTGATTGCCAGTCAGTGTCACGCATGAGGCTAGGAAGATGAAGGATCGTTACCTTCCGGAGCCAGCTTTTACTGTAGGTTCTCAGACCGAACAACGAGGCGTCAACTAGAGACTGTCCACGCCTACAAAGCTCTTCGGAGCTGGAGAGTAAAGGGGGCAGCAATCGATAATTGTCATGGGTCAAGGACCAAGAGTCAAACCCCGTGACCGGCCATACGGGATAGGCCGATAGTCCAAACTGGAAAGGTCCATGGACCAAACCAGTTTGGATCATCCCACGACTTTACAGTAGGTCAGAGAACAGGAGAGAGAAATGGTGGATGACGACAGACAAGCAGACGCCGATTATGATCGGCAGATGGCCGCAGGGATGCACCACGAAGTGACACTGGAAGTCACCTATGCGGCAGGTTACGAAGAAACAACAACCATCAGTCTTCCTGGGTCTAGCCATGATGACGAAGACATTCGGGAAGCCTTGGCGGGCGAAGGAATCATCAACTGGAGAGAGCTATGAGCATTGCAACCAAATGTCTATCATGTGGCCACTACACTGATGACTGTACAGGAAGTGAATCTGGATGTGGCAAATGGTCCATGGTTGACTTCAGCAAAAAGGCCCAGGAGGCACCGGCAGACGTCGATGTGCCGCAGCAGCCTACGCTTGTGACTCCATCACAGTGCGAAGGAACAGATGGGTCTGAAGAGTCACTGATGGACAAGTTTGATCGAATAGGTGCCAAGAGACAGGCACAGGCCCTAGAGGCCATTAGGAAGCTTGGTCACTTGACCAGCTCCTACCATAGAAAGCGAAGCAACGTCACGGCGTACACTTATGAGTGGACGCGAGATATGGCCTTGACCCTTCTCATACCAATTGAGGAGGCCTTGGAAAACCTGAAGGGAGAATTGCTTGGTTGTGATTCTCCGAGAGAGCACGGACTAATTGAGGAGAACTGAGATGTTCAGCAAAGGTGATTTGGTTCTTATCGTAGCTGGTGACGCACCGGTGCAGGCTGTTGTCGAGAAAATGACGAGCCCCAGAATCGTTGAAGTGCGTACATCCATCGGCACGCAGCGTATCTTCTCCTCTGGCCTGCGTCTCATCAAGAAGGCCTCCAAGGAAGTGCTCGTGATCTGCGAAGCCGCAACCGACAAGTGTGCCGAAATGGGATGTCCCCATGGTAAGCCTCACGTAAGCGGCGTCCTTGGTGACTGCAGCCACACGCGATTCAAGTGCCAGCGGTCTCACGTGACCGGAGTCACAAGGAAGATTCGCTGTAAGAAGGTCCAGTAGGACAGACAAACCATGAGGCCGGTGGGGGCTTCGGCCCCCACCATGAGAGTAGAAGATATGGAACAGAAATTCCCGATATATCAGGTAGACTTTTACCTGCACCCATTTCAAGGTATGCCGCTTCATTGTGAGCAGCGTATAATGATGATGGTTGCGTATCCAGACCATGATGATGCACTAGCATCGCTGTGGCGAATTATGGGGGCATTGGCTCTTGCTCAGGGCCAAGATGTGAAATCGCACGAGGGAAGTCTCTACAGGGTAGAGGACGACACGTGGTGCCTGCACTGGAATAGCCACTACACATACAATCGCTTCCCGACACCGGCCGATGCAATCGGAAGCTTCTTGGAGTATCGAAACCGCCACAATGATGAAGTCGATACACCTATCGACGATTGGCACGTGTGCGAATGCGATGAATGTAGGCGCCTACATCGCACAATGATCCTTCATTTAAGGAAAGACATATGTCCCTCCTGCTCTATGGTTGTATAGCCTTATTTCTTTGGTACGAATACAGGCTAGTGTTGCAGGCGATTGGATGCCTTCTATTCGCCTGTCTGACGTTCTTGATGGCCCTGGTGATGCTAGTTATCACCTTGATCGATCTGGCCATGGTGGTAATTGTTCCGGTGGCCTTGTTCATGGGCTACAATGCTGAGGATTGGTCATTGACCGTATCCACAAAGGTGCTAGACTGGGGAGCAAAGGTTGCCAGGGGGAGACGACATGGAAGTTCATAGGTTCATCAGAACAGGAACCGTCCGCGTTGCCGGGCATCTACTTGTGGAGGCTCAGCTCGACGTCCAGTCCAGAGTTTCTATTGATAGGACACATGATACAGAGATCGATAAAATTAGGGCGAAAGCCAAGATTCTGAATCTACTTTACTCTGAAGTGCGGACTGGAATCGATGAGGCTCTGAACATCCTAAAGGAAGTTCCTCATCAATGTTCCAATCCAGACGGAGGCAAACGAGTTATTCGGGCGATGAAGAAGCTAAGAGAAATACGCGACAATACGGAGGCAGAAATATGATAACGAAGTGGATAGCAGATCCTGCATACGGGAACACCTTGTGGGACGCATTATTTTGGGTGAATCCAGAAACTCTGGACGATAAGTGCAGAGATCAGATAATGCACCTCCAAAGCCTGCCCTTTGCTAGAAAGCACATCGCCGTTATGCCTGACGCTCACGGTGGCTACGGTATGCCGATAGGCTGCGTGCTGGCCACAAAGGACGTAGTTGTGCCCAACGCCGTGGGTGTTGATATTGGTTGTGGTATGATCGCTTGCAGGCTCAAGGGAATGCCCAGAGGGTCTCGGTTGTCGGACGACAAGCGGCGGGACATTCGTGAGAGAATCCTGGCCAATGTCAAGGTAGGAAAGAGCTGGAACGAAGAGCCGTGTGATTGGACTGAAATGCCAATGCATGGTGACATGGGGACAGTCTATCAGGAAGAACGAGATAGGGCCCGCTATCAATTGGGGACTCTTGGTGGTGGCAATCACTTCATCGAAGTGCAGGCTGACCAAGAAGACACATTGTGGGTGATGATCCACAGTGGATCTCGAAACCTTGGATATAAGACCTGCAATCACTGGAATAGGATTGCCACCGAAGAGAATAACATCAATTTCTCGGCGATTCCAAAGTCGTGGGATCTAGCGTTCTTTCACAAGGACAGTCGATACTTCAAGAAATACATTCGAGACATGGAGCTGTGCATCGAGTTCGCCCGTAGAAATCGTGAGCACATTCTATGCCGAGTTATTGAAGCACTGAAGCCAAGGTACAGAAGTCTTGAGGTGGACCGGGGATCGATTATTGACATATGTCACAACCACGCCAGCGTTGAGAACCATATGGGAGACAATCTCATTGTCCACAGGAAGGGAGTAGCCGGACCCTACCGAGGAAACCTGGGAATCATTCCCGGATCTATGGGAAGTACTTCATATATTGTGGAACACACTGGAAATGTCGCGTCCTATCTATCTACGTCCCATGGGGCCGGTCGGTCAATGTCACGAACCGACGCCAAGAACAAACTGGACATAGATCTCCAGCAAGAGATGCTGGAGACGGCTGGCGTTGCGTGTGACATGTCTACGCCAGACAAGCTGGACGAGGCTCCAGGTGCCTACAAAGACATTGAAGAGGTCATGGCAAATCAAGCGGACCTGTGTAGAATGAAGTACATCCTGCGGCCGCTGGTCTCTGTTAAGGGATGAACAAACTCCCGCAATCTGTTATGTATGCCTTGAGACATGGCGTCTCCGGCAAAATCTGGGTCCAGAACGAGGGCGGCAGGTGGCTGTGGCCTTCGGTCGATAGTCTCAGAAAGAGCTGGGACGCCATGCAGCAGGCCGGGCTTGTGGGGACAGACTTTCGAGAACACAAAGTTGTGACCATCAAGCTAATGGAGGCAAGTAGACCATGCGTCCGATAACTGAATTTTAATTTCTCGCTTGCATCTGTTGTATACTTGTGGTATACTTTACATAGTTAGGAGAGATGATATGAAACACTGTGACAATTGCAAACGAGAGATTAAAACCACACATGCCGTTACCGTAGCTGGTGACATGATCTGCCCCTTCTGCGGACAGATCTCAAATCAGATCAAGGTCGAAGAGGCGGCAATCTGGTCATGTCCTGGATGCGGTGGGGTTCTTCAACAGAACGTTCCGTTTACCCCGATTTGTAAGACCTGCAAAACCAAGATGGTTGGCGTGACTTGTAGTCCGTCCATGGTTCGCGGTGTTGGGACCGGCAACCGAGATCTTGAACAAGGACTTGCTCTTCTAATAGAGGCCCAAGATGAACTGTAAGCATTTTCTACCAAGTAAAATCGCTGTGGGCGGCAAAGATTGGTGTACTTACTTCACTATGGAAAACCCGAAGTGTGCCGACTGTAAGGTGCCGATGAAGGAGGCAGGCATGGCTGCGATGTACGGACAAGGTATCGGGGCCGATAGTGCCTACGGACGTGGACTTACGGCATTCCAGGAGCAGGCCATTGACCGCACGCAACGGGACACCAAAACAGCAATTATGATCCAGGTGGCTGCGGCCGAGGAACAGATCGAACGTGTCCGAAAGTTGCTCAGAGAGAGCGATATTGAGGCCAAAGTGACAGTGCTTCACGATGAAGTCACGGTGAGTGGCGACTATTCGGGTATCGAGGCTCGAATGCTGGCCGTCCTCAATAAGGGGATCTGGCCGGAAGTCAAAGATACCAAGAAGCCGGGCCTCTTATCCAGGATCTTCAGGAAGAAGAAAATCCCTAAGTTCACATCGAGCCAGATGTTTGACGAGATTAACGAGGGAAATTGTCCTGAATGCGATAAGCACGCTCAAATGTTTGTCAAGGAACGAACAAATGAGCGTTATGAGCAAGTCCAATGTAGCATCTGCCATACGCAGTTCCTGTTGGACAACAATAAACAAATCGCCCTGAAGATCTACAAGTAGTTGAGAGGAGAATAATATGTGGTATCGGCTAACCCTAATGACGGGAAAGTGGTATGCGAAAGAGGTTGACCCCGATGATGTTCTTGATACTCACAGCTCTGACGGTCGTGATCTGGAAGAGCTGGTCCAGTCCGGAACAGTCGTCGCCTTCTGCGATGATCTGGAAACCTTCTGTGATGAGATGGATCTCGACATCGGGGACATTATCACAGTGGAAGACTCAGACTAGAAACCTATCCGTTGCCGTCAATCCAACGGGGAACATTCAACTACATGCGACCCTACGACGCTTCGCCGTGATCGGCAGAAGTACCGAATGGTAAAGAGTGGGCCTGGAACGGCAGGCCCTCCCTTTAGGAGAGTGATTCAATGTACCAATTACAAGTGTTTGACCGAGTTAGAGCCCGCGTGGCATTTCGTGATGGATCAAAGCCGCGTATCCGAGTTGGAACTGTCATTGGAGTACACAACTATGTTACGGATAATCCGGTGATTACGCTTCTGATGGACCACACGAAGCTGTTCACCCACGCGGTGATTCGCCAGAGTGACATCATTAAGAAGATCTGCTCTATGCGGCCTGATGACAAAGTGACATGCTTCCACGGTAGGCCGGTGGATGGCCAAATAGTTCGCACCTTCATTAAGGCCGACACGGCCATGGCGGTGGTCAAGCTCAAAGGCGGTGCAATGCGAAACATTCCTTTCAGGGACATCAAGAATCTGTCTGAGGGAATAAGGACCGGGGGCGTATGGGTGTTGGAACAGATGCTATCAAAAAATCCACTGATTGATATGATAACTGCACATCTGTCAGAGAAGTGTGTTGTTTCATCACAAGACAAATGGAAGCACGAACTTCAGCCATTCGACCGCGTCCAGCTCCGCGTGCTTAAGAACCTAACAATCACGGGGACCATCGTATCAAAGAAGGACCACGGCTACTGCATTTTTACAGACGATCTCCAATATGAGTTGATCGGGCCGGACCTTATCGAGAAACGCCTTCACACATATAGGGTAGGCGACTCGGTAGAAGTGAAACGTGACGGTGTACGAACTGTCGGCGTAATTGTGAATAGTACAATCAACAAATCACGTCGATCCGTTCGATATACGATAAGGTTTAGTGACGGCAATACAAGAACATTCTTTGCCAGCCAAATGTCCCTCGTAGAGGACAACATCAAGATATGCCTCAACGGTGCAGAGATCTCATTCTCAAGCGTTCGTGACATGCTTCAGGCAGTCCGCAACAAACAACTGAGCGGTGGCGTCGATAACGGATGGAAACGTGTCGAAGCCTTTCTCCGTCGCAACATGAGGGGATGATACATTGCATACAATAGTACTATCCAGAGATTCTGGACACGATGCGGTAGATATCTGGAAGAATGGCATAACTCTCCAATTCTCCGGTAGGGTGTTCATTGCAGAGGATGACAATCCTTTTGAAGGACATATTCGGGAAGTCACTTTGGATGAGTGTAAACAGCTATTTGGCATTGTTCCGGACCCATCATGTTTTCTGAATGTGAGCGTATGCCCATGCTAGATCCTGCAAACATCATATGTGTCGAGGGGGCCTTCAGCGGTTTTCGCTGTGGGCCCTTTGAGATTTCCGTGTTTGATTTAACAACGATAGGGGGAACAGATCCTCTCGAATCTTGGCTCCGAATGATCGACGATTCGTTTTATCGGGCCTGCGAACATTTTCATGACAGATTTGAGAAAGTCGTTTGACTCAGACCGTTTTATGTAGTATACTTTAAGTATACTAGAGCACGGAGATGAGCAAATGAACTTCAACTTTGACAACGAATTGTCACTATACAAACTGACGCAGGCCATAAAGTCCAATAGCAAGGGGCTGTATGGCGGAGGCGTCCTCTTCAATCAGCAAGTATTGACGGCATGTGGACACATAGACGCCATGCTGGAGAAGCACGAGGACGCAGAAGCCTTTAAGGCAGAGCACAAGGACTTCTTCGGCGGTTTCGCTTGGTC